CTATTGGCTGTCTTCTACGCAGATGCGACCTGACACCCACGGTATAACTTCTTGACCGCCGTCTGAATATTGTACGGTCATAGCGGCTTCGAAATTCGCGACGATAGTGGCCCGAACCCACACCTCATCACCTGATCTGGGATCACCTCGCAAAACTTTGATAAGATCGCCCCGCTTTTTCGTACTGATCCTGTCGCCCGTATCTGGATGTGTCATAACATTTCCTCCTGATGCTCTAACCTCCAGAACCTCAGGAAGTTTCCGCTGGCGATGCTATGCAGCTTGCATGACCTGGCAATGATCCAGACGTTGTAACAGATCCACATAGATCAGAGTGCGCAGTGTTGCCCGTACCGGCCACGGCCGGAGTGCCACAGCCTGTTCACGCATGGCGCCGAGGGGCATATCATCAACCGCTTCCATAAAGTCTCCCGCACGTCCCCAATCCAGACGCTGCAACACGATGTCAGATAGGCATCAATGGTCTCCGATCGCAACTCATCAATGCCGCAGCTATGCGTTTTCTTGGTGGACTTTCAACGGAACATGGGCTGGGTCCAAACGTTCGGGCGACATGGTGGAAATACGCTTCAAACCTGTTTGTCTGAAGCTCGACGGCGGGCGGACACGGGTCGTCGCCTCAGTCTAACACGCTATGTTCGTCTTGCGACACAAATGGCCTATACATCACTCGGCTAGAGAGAAAGCATTGCAGGTTTGCCAATATGCCTTGAATGGTGAAGTTCCTGCCTCTGCGGCCCGGGATGCACTTGTTCAGGCGGCTACCTTGGCTGGAATCTATATCAACATTACGCTTAAAACTTGACTTTGAGATCGCAGCCGCTTCGTCTACCACGTCAGAAGCGATGAAAGTCATCTGCGCGCGGATGCCCGAACGCGTCTTGTTCACAGAGCGCGACACACTGAGGTGTTACGACAATGCGCTCGATCCTCCGACACGGCTCGAACTGGCCGTCGACAGGAGTTAGCAATCCACTCCGGCCGGTCATGGGATGCAACTTGAGACGCCATGCGGACGTTGTTGGCAGTCATGCACATCCTGGCCTTGGATTGGAGAGACCTATGGCTCAAATAAGGGACCTGTACTACTGCCATACACCCTAAACGCTGGCTTGACTGCGAGCGGGCCTTGCAAGAGCGTTTTACGGCCATTGCGGAAAGAAATGAACGGCGGGTTGAACTCCTTAAAGAATTGATTGTGGACGCCATTGAGGCTGGTTGGACGGAGCCGGAGTTGAAGCGTGCACTCGTGGACATGACAGAGGCCGGGGAGGACACTGGCAAAGCAGGCGATTCATGGCTGCCATGGTAGCCGGTCAGGAGCTGGCATGGAAGCAATCCGTCGATGGGGAGATATGCAAAAAGGCGCGAATATCATGATGGATGACGACGAGGAACTCATGCGCGAAATCAACCGGCAAGCCGACAGGGCCGAGGAGATGCGGCCGGCCCGGATAGACCGTTACGCCTTGGCGGTAATGCTGGCTGGCCGCTTCCAGCAGCATAGCGCGGAGGAAATCGAAAAATTGCGTGTATAGTGCTTTTTTAACTGTGGAGGTGGAAGTACCGCAGCGCCTAAACGGCAAATTGCAGTGCGCGAATGCCATACGACATTTTTATCGAGCAAGGCGGCATGAATGGCATATTTGATTTATACGATGGATCATTGTTAGGCGCTAACCCATCAGCTCGTTGTCGGCCCTATGCAGTTTCTCCAGCAGGATCGTCAAACATGCGAAAGGCATTTGCTGTATCGTAAGGCAGCTCTTAATACAGCGTGACTTCAAGGTTCGCCGGGCGTAGTTTGCGCCATGAGGTTCAATCGTTACGAAACGAAGCAGCAAACAGACGGTAGGTGGTCTGTCTTTGATATTTCCACGGGGTTTCCAATTCTGGTGAACGCCTTTTTTACCATCGACATGTCGCGACAGCGGGCAGACGATCTAGCCGATCTCCTCAACCGTTCAGATGCAATAAATATAGGACGATAGAAACTGACATAGGCCCGAGGTAGTCAGTCCTTCGTTCCTCCTTCATTGGGACGAGCCATAATCCGCTCGTATTCTTTCTCGGCCATACCGTAAAAGCCTTTCGCCTCGACGATCAAACCCGCTCTGTCGAGTACCTTAACATTGCCGCGTGAGGATCTGATCAACTGCTTGCCTTCGAGCAAGTGCAACGTTTCCGTGACCCAGGGACGGCGCATAGCCAGCATGACCGCGATAAACTCGTGCGTTATGGAAAGGTCCGAACTGGTTGTGCGGTCATGCAGCATCAACAGCCAGCGGGCGAGCCTTGTTTCAGCATTGGCAATGCCGTTGATCAAGGCCGTCGACGCAGCTTGGACAACCAACGTTTGGATGTGACGCAGCAGCTTCTTCTCTAGTGTGTCGCTTGTCTTGAGGGCCGTCAACAAAACGTGTGACGGGAGGACGTAGCCAGATCCAGCAATCTGGATGTAGGTTTCGAGCGGCGTACTGACTTCTCCCAAGACGAGCGTTGTTCCGGTCATCCCTTCCAACCCAGTCAAACAGACTTCAACGTCTTCCCCTTCGGGGCTTTGCGCTACCGTTGAGGCTATGACTGATTCAGGGAAAACCACATAAGTTATCAGTTGATTAGCGCGTTCAATGTAATGTTTCAGCGGAAATTCACGGTGCTCAAGATGGGGCTTTAGCAAAGCAAAATCTTTAGGAACAAGACTGTTGAGCAGCCGGTTGGTAATCGTTGATTGTTGGGTATCCATGTCATCTTTCCGCCCGGCTCATGAAAAGCGTCGGGTGCTTCAAGATCATGATGATCCTGGACATTCACAGTGACCGGAATACGTTATCGCCGCAGTTCGTGGGCAATATATTGCACTCAGAAATCGAGCCGCTTCCCGATCACACCATATATCAATTTGGCCATATCCCCTAATCGCTCAGCCCTCCGTCAGATTTCCGCACAAAGGGTAGTGACGGGTGGCTTCCGAGGGTTAGAGTTCATTGTTTTGCTAGATTCTCCTGCCAATTCTGAATGTGGTGTGGAATGTGGCACGGTGTGCCCACCGTTTTCATCGATCAAACTTCCGGTGTGACAGGCCGATAGATTGCCCTTTTGGATCAACAAACGTTTCAAATTTCCGCGCGCCCTAACGGGCGGCAAGCGGCAAAAGTTGAAACTCATTTTGGCGTCATGGCCGCCCTGATCCGACTCCGACCGGTCTCCCTCCGCCCAAGTCAGAAGGTGTCTCCAAATATTCCATGAACGTTTGGAGTACTTGCCGTTGGGCCGTTTTGCGTTTTGGAACGACTCCGTTTATTGCCCGTGTTGTAAATGGCCTCCGGCCGAGCTGAAAATTGAAATACCAATCACCATGTTGAGGGCCGCCGGATAGGCGGCAGACGCGGCCGATAACTATACCAGATGCTATCGCGAGGATGTCATCCGGTCTTTGTCTGTCATCGAAATGGACCGGCTTCCAAACAAAATCCATGGCTGACGGACTTTCGAGTTTCCAGCTTCGAGAAAGAGCTGCGTGCGTTGCTCGGCTCATTGGATTAACCAGAGAACCGTGCCCGATATGACCCTAATCTTGGTCCGCGCTAATAGTTCCCCTCAGCTCGGTTAATTTAGGACTGGTTACGCTTCAGGGCGCGCTGTTGTGTTTCAGCAAAATCCAGCGGCATCAACGGAACTTATACATCGTTGAACACGTTGCCCACGACGGTTCAATCTCAAATCGGGTGCTCTACATCCATGCTCGCTTCAACGCTTCTACTATTTGACTGGCAAGCTCTCGTGGCTGCACTCGTTGTCATTATAGCGTTTCTTTGGATCCATTTTGCTTTCACGTCTTAACAGCCATCTGCATGGTGGTGGCAGGTCGGTTTTGACGAGCGCGGCGGGAATGGTATTGCAGAAAGCAAAAGGCGATGCTTAACGATTGACGAGGTTGGGAATGGAAAAATGGTTCAATAGAGCCGCCACAGCGGTAGCAACAGCAGCAGGCAAACCCACCGCCTTTGTCGTCTGTGTGAGCTTGGTCTTGATTTGGGCCGTAAGTGGCCCTTTTTTTGGTTTCTCTGAAACATGGCAGCTGATCATAAACACCTCAACGACGATCATCACATTTTTGATGGTTTTCCTTATCCAAAACACGCAGAATCGCGACGGAGCGGCCATCCAGGCCAAGCTGGACGAACTCATTCGCTCTGGGGCCGGATTGAATAAATTCGTTGGGATCGAGAAGCTTACGCTAAAAGAGGTCGAGGCTTTCCGCGATCAATGCGAAGCGGCCGCTAAAAAAGCAGCATCAACAAAGACCAAAATCGCGAAGGAAGGCTCGCGCATGCGCCAAAAATCTAACGTCAGTTAAGCATTGTAGACTGACAATGGAATGCGGCGGCCGATCGCGACCACCGCTTCTACTGAAGGTTCGGCTAATCAGGCTGCTTTAGCCAATGAGTTGAGACTTGCCTCAGCAAGCGCGGTCAAAGCCTGGTCGGTAGCTTCTTCCTCGTTCAAGGTGGTCACGAGAAGTGCCTTTGCATCCTTCAACCCAAGGTCCCCGGCCCAACGAGCCAAGGTGCCGTAACGGGCTATTTCGTAATGTTCAACCGCCTGTGCAGCCGATGCAAGTCCAGCATCAATGGCAGGTTGCCCCTTGAAATCTTCCATTATCTCTTCGCCTTCAGCGATTATCCCCTCGATTGCGTCGCAGGTCTTACCCTGTGCCCGCTTGCCGAAAATCTCAAACACCTGCTGCAGGCGTTCAATGTGAACTTCAGTTTCCATGCGATGCTTTTCAAAGGCCGCTTTGAGGTCCGGGTGGGATGCAGCCTTTTCCATCTTCGGCAAAGCTTTCAGGATTTTCCGTTCCGCGTAATAGATATCTTTCAGTGTTTCATGAAAAAGCGTTTCGAGTGTTTTCTCGACCATGTCATGTCCCTCTATTGCTTGATTGCAATCAGTGGGACAACGACAGCAAGTCAAAAGGGTTCCGGACATGCGGAGAAGACCTGCCGTCAGACAGGGTTGATCCTATTCTTCACCCTCTTTTTGATCCAGGCGTTTCAGCAGATCGCTGAAGCGGTTATCTATCGGGACGGTTTTGTAGCGCGTTTGCAGCGCTTCACGTAACTCGTTCCGCCGCCACCGCTCTTTCGAATCGTTGCGATTCATGGATTTGTCTTTTTTGTCATTCATTGGCTTCGCTCGATTTCGCGAGCACAAACCAGAACATCCACTGTTTGTTCCCCGCGCAATCTCAAAAACCACTCATTCGGAAGCAACCTGCGGCGCCAAGATTCCCGCTTCGTCGGCAGCAAGCACAAAAGCCGCTCTTGCATCGTCCGCTGAGCTGTCCCCGGAAATTGCACGGCGCAACGTCTAGAGAGCACTTCTTTCTTCGCTCCGGTATCTCTTGGCCAATGTTCCAACATGAATGCCAGCGCGGCAGGCTCTGAACCCAACTTCCTATGCTCGTGACAGCGCGGGCCTATGACCAAAACATTCGCAAATTTGAGCTTATCCATATCCCCCGAACCCGGGGTCAAGAAAGGTTGCTCTATTAGTGACTAACAAAGGTTTAGCTGCCGAAACACGGTCCAGAGCTTGCGCCTCATCACGCTCGTAGTTGCCGACTATGCAAGTTCGGTCGACTCGGCAGTGGGAGTTTGATCGGGAACAAGAATCGCAATTATCTTTTTCAGTCGCGAGCGCCGGGCATATATACCGACTTCTTTGGCTGCGACGATGAATGCGGTCCGCGCGATTTCGGCCGGCACCTTACCAGAGATGGCGTCCAGACATTTCTGGCGCGCGTCTTCGAGGACTAGACTTTGATGAGGCGGCCATTTCAAAAGGATAAATTCGGTTGCCTCAGGCAATGACGTGATGAGTATGGTTGTTGCACTTTCGGGTATACGTACCCTTAGGGGTTTGAACATTCGAAGCTCCTTTGCTTGTTTGGCGCAAAACAACATACGCGGCTAAAGGTTCCGGTGCGCCGCAGTTTCAGCGTTGCAATCATTGAAGCGGGGCAAGTTCATTCGCCAAAGTATACCCCGTCAAAGGCACGATTGTTCGTGGCACAAGAGCAACCACAGCGACTGCCCAGTGCTGTTGTCCGCTGGCGGACATAGTCTTGACGACAGCCTCGAAATGTTTTTTATTAACAGTGTTCCTGGCATTCTGATAGCACGCCAGTGATTGAGAGATGCCAAGTGCTCCCGCCTAACACCAGTGCGGGAGGGATTTTAATGCCCCGTCAACTCAGGAAGCTCATCTATTCCAGTGAAGACTGGAATCTCATGCAGAGTGCGCTTTTTAAGGCCACCAAAAAACTGCACAGGGCCCAAGACCACGAAGATACGGATCGTCTGGCACGAAGGGTGATGACGCTGTTCGATCGAGGTCTCCGCGACATCGATGTCATTGCGCGCGCAGCCGCCAATCAGGAAATATTGATCGCCAGAATTGTATCGCTGCGCAGCTCGGAAAGAGCCGCCGATGCACAGCAATAACAACCAACGCCTCGATAGCAAACTTGAATGCGCAAAGTGCCAAACGATCTACCTCACTTTTACCCAAGATATGGCGCTGAGCACACCCATCGTTTGTAGCTCTTGTGGAGAATACATGGGTACGTGGGGTGATTTGGAGGCAGATTTTTACGCTCAAGGCGGGGGCGACGGCGTGTTTGAAATGCGCGATGGTCAGATCATACGAAAAGGATGAGGCCGTGCGGCTTGATTTTGATGATGGTCCAGATGGCCGACCAAGCGTCCTGTCGTTCTGCGTAGGTGGCATCTTAGTGGTTTCGATGCTTCTCATAGCAACGAGCTATGCTGGCTACTTGTGGTGAAAGGACGCGGAGTTTTACAAAGCGAATGTTCTGCCATGGTAGATTGCCGCGAGTATGACACGCTGCAACGGCGTCTTTGAAATGCATGACGCCCAATCGCAGGCAAGGAGTGATCCCATGCGAATACATTTCGATGACGACCCCGAAGACGGGCGGAATGATCTGGCCCTTCATCATTACTTCGCGCTGTTCTGTATTGCTCTTGTCCTTGCCGGCGTAGCTTGTTGGATGATGTGCTTAGAAAAAATGGAGCCGATAGTTTTTTAAGAACCGAGCACTTTGCGGATGGTGCTGACGAGTTTCCGAGGCTAAGTACGATTACTGTTTTTTCTCTATTTTTGGCCCGTTGCCGCAACTGATGGAAGCCAGGCTTGAACGCTGCCAAGGCAAAGGGCGGGAGCTAACATGGCCATCGACTGGATATCAACTCTGGAAGAACAAGCAGAATTCGTCACACGCATAGCGGAGGATGTGACACTTACGCTTGAGCTCCCGCAGTTAAGTGATGTCCAAGTGTCCAGGCTCTTCCGGGTTGTCGAACAGGGAGCATCCACGTTTGACCGGATCATAGAGGAAATGGAACAAGAAGACGGTGTTGATGACGACCTTTTCGCAGCCGCAGCAGACATTGCCGATACGTGGACGAACCTTTCAATTTCAACTGCAAACAAATTGCGCTCTCTGCAGGGGTTGTCGCCGATAGAGTTTCCTCCTGATAACGGCGGCTAATGAAAATTGACTATTGCGCAGTGCGGAACTCGGCCCCGTCCTGCACCGTTCAGGGTGAATGGCAAAAAGCTCGACACGCAAACTGAAGACAATCGGACTTCTGACCGATCTCAATGCACCACTCAAGAGCCAACCGACCAAGCCCCGTGAGAAGCGCCAACCGCAGCTGGCGCTGGATTCCATGCCAGCGCGTATTGAACCTCAATTGGCGACGCTCGCCACAAAGGTGCCCAATGGGGGTGGCTGGGCCTACGAGGTCAAATGGGATGGCTATCGTCTTGCGGTACACGCCGAACCCGACGAAATTCGTATTATTACGCGAGGTGGCCACGATTGGACACGCTATTTCCCTGCGATCGACGAAGCAGCAAGAGCCCTCGGTCCCGCGAGGTTCATTCTTGATGGAGAAGCTGTCGTCCTCGATGACAAGGGCGTGCCGAACTTTGGCCTGCTGCAACAGGAACTAGGCGGTCGGCGTGCAACCCGCGCGGCTAACAGGGCCGTGCTCTATGCCTTTGATCTGCTCTATTTGGATGGCCACGACCTAACCGGTCTTGAGCTGTCGTCGCGGCGACGTCTGCTCGAAACGTTCCTGGAAGGCCAGACAGGTGCGATTCGTCTGTCGGAAGAGATTGAGACTGATGACGCAGCAGCTTTGCTGCGTTCGGCCTGCTCCCACGGGCTTGAGGGGATTGTTGCCAAGCGCAAGGACAGGCCCTATCGGTCTGGCCGGTCGATCGACTGGCTGAAGATCAAATGCTCGAACAGCGAAAGCTTCGTTGTAATCGGCTACGAACCATCCATCCTGGTTCGCGGTAGCATCGCAAGCCTGTTGCTCGCTGCGCGCAAGGACGACGGCTTGGTCTATGTCGGCCATGTCGGCACCGGCTTTTCGACAAAGCTTGCTCGAGACTTGAAGGTTCAACTGGATGGCATGCGCGTCGCCGTTCCGGCTGCCAGCGGCATCAAAGGGAAGAAATACGTGTTCGTGGAGCCAACCTTAGTTGTCGAGACAACCTACGGCGCCTGGACGCATGATGGAAAACTGCGCCATGCTTCGTTCAAAGGTTATCGCGAGGTGGCAGATCATTCGGAAGTCTATCAACTAACAACATCGACGGAAGTCTAGGCAGAAGGTAAGGCCAAGCGAGGCGGCCCGGCACAGTCCGAAAGTCGATCTAACAAAAACAAAGTTTCCGGCCCGCAGTTGGAACGATATAGACGCGCCTTTGTTAGCGGTTTTTTGGATGGAGGAAGTTCAATGACTGTTGCAGATAAAACCCTGAATGACTGGCTGCGTGATGCGCATGCTATGGAAGAACAAGCGCTTACTATGCTCAAGGGACAACAGAGCCGACTCGAAAACTATCCGGAGCTTCGCGAACGCATTAGCCAACATATAGCCGAAACCGAACGGCACGCCCAATTGGTTCGAAGTTGTCTGGAACGTCGCAATACTGACACCTCAGGTATGAAGGATGCGGGTGCCAAGCTCACTGCCTTGGGGCAATCCTTGAGCGGAATATTCGTCAGCGATGAGGTCGTTAAGGGCTCATTGGCGAGCTATACTTTCGAGCATATGGAAATCGCCAGCTATACTATGCTTGCTGAGGCAGCTAGCTTTGTCGGAGACACCCAGACCCAACAAGTCTGTGAAGAGATTTTGGCAGAAGAAGAGGCTATGGCGCAATGGCTTGCCGATCACGCTGGCGAAGTGACGCGAACATTCCTGGAGCGGGAATCGACTGACGCAGAGACGGCAAAGCGATAGGCTGCGCCCCACTATCGAGGACAGTGTCGAAATGTACACGATTGACGGGAACTAATGCCTCTAACAAGAGTTGGAGAGCGTTGTCCGGAAGGCATTGATAACCACTTGGCAACAGAGGCTCGGAGGTTTCATAGGCCGCCGAGCCTCACCACTTCTGCAACAGAACTTCGTGCCATATCGTACACAGCCGGAACGATAAATTCGCGAGACGATTTAAACTTCGTCGGAGACGTAGACATCTCCTGACAGAGGCTCGTCGCAATTAGCCCACCCCTGGTAACTTCTAGCGGCGGGCCTCACCTTTTGTTAACCATACAGGCGCACGCTTTGGGTGCTGACCATAGTGCCACTGGGTCGGCACCCGGCCTGCTTTCGTATTGCGTATCCGGCAGTCGGGACATCGCGTTCGCTCACGCCCTCGCAACGTGGATGAGCCGGAACGTGGACGCCGACGGGCAAGTCGTTCCGGTGGCATAAGAGCAAGCCGCGGCGCAGAGCCTGATACTTTTGTCCACTGCCGGACTAACGTGGAACAAGAACTAAGCGCTCGTGTTTTGTGTCTGCTGATACCCCCGGTTCAGCAGACGGCCTGCCTTAGAAGGTGGCACTTCTTTTTCACGACAGGCCGTATATTAGTCCGCCCGCCGGTGCTCGCGTTCTGGCAGGTCGGGCTATAGAGGCTCGTCGCGCTTTTGGCTGACAGCTGCGGCGAGCCTCGCCTTTGCTGGCGCATAAACAAAAAAGCCCGCCAACCGGAGATCCGGCGGCGGGCAAATCTATGTCAAATAAGGGTGTAAGGGTTCCTATAGTCGAGACAAGCTTTCTACTCGGGCAGTGATGAATGATAGCCCCTTTCCCGGCAGCCCTGACCGGCAGGGCGATTGCTATCTGTGAAACAGTCTGGATATCCACTCGATCGAGCTGGCAAGGCTGATGCCTAGTGCCGTACAAGCGATCCCGACGACCCCTAAGCCACCCAGCCCCATCGCGCGCCATTGTTTCACCTGGTCTGTGACTTTTTTGCTGTCCTTGACCTGATCCGTAATGGCCGCGATGTCTGTCTTAATATCGCCAACCTCGTTGACGATCTCATCCATACGGCGGTGAACAACAGCGCGCTTCTCATCAGCTTCACGGTTCTCGGCAAAGGCACGCCGTTCCGACGCTTCCATGTCGCGCCGAAGCCCCTGCACTTCTGCAGTGAGCGCACCGATCGACTTGTAGATGTCATTCAGACTGAGATCGACCATCATTGCGCCTTTGCCCAATCGTCAATGAACCGATTGCATCGATCGATCTGTGCGTCGATGAGATCGGCATTGTAGAGCCAGCGATACTGTATGGAACGGTTCTTGTCCCCAACCTTGGGATTGACGCGAACCATATGCCTTTCGCACTCCGCCGGCTTTTTTGGAGCAACAGGCCGAGCTGCCAACTGACCTTGGATGGTGGCGGCCGCGAGGACTCGTTCAGTCTGTTTTTGCTCGGTGGTCACGCAACCACTTATCGTCATCAGCAGTCCAAGTGCTGCCGGGAGCAGTATCGCTGCGAATAGTCTCTTCAAGTTTTTCATCTCTAACCTTCTTCGCTGCTGCTGCCACTGCTGCACGCTGTCGTGCCTGGTGCTGAAGTTGCGCCGCCCTGAGCGTTTCTTGCCTCTCACGGTCAAGCTGTGCCTGAAGGGCGGTCTTTTCGGATAGTTGGACGTATCCGGCCCGAGCTGCTGTCGCAGCCTTAGCCGCTTCGGTTGCCACCCTGCCCGTTGCAAGCTCGCCAATGACCGGGATGGAACCGATGTAAGGAATGTTCCGCACGAGAGGCACACCCTCATAAATGCCAAGCATGAGGAGGAAAGACGCTGCAGCGCCAAGCGCACCATATGCGGCGGCTTTGATGCTTTCGAGGATACCCATCAGCTAGAGCCCCGAAACGCAGAGTTCAGCTTCGCCAAGGCGCTGCTTGTCACCCATCTCACGACGCAGCACCAGGCCATTGACGATGCGACCGCCAGCCTTGTTGAATGCCGTCTGCGCTTCGCAGGCTTGACGATATTTGCGGGCAGTGGTGAGCCTAGCCGCGGTCGATCTCTTCGCAGCCGAAACACCGAAGTTGTAGGCACCGGAGAGCAACGATGCCTGAACCGATACAGGTGCCTCGACATAGCCTTTCACACCGTCAACCAGCGGAAGGAAATAGTCATTGATGACGCGGACCTTCAACATGGCCAGGCACTCGGCCGGCGTGAAGCTCATGCCGGCGGTAACAGGTTTGCCGTTGATCCGGGTCTCGCCGTAGCAGATATCCCAGATCTTGGCGAAGCCGTCCCAATGGGACTGGAGAACAAGGCTTTCCCACGGAATGATCAGCTTGTTGACCGCCAGATCGACCGCAGGCGGGGTGATACCCTGATCGATCGCCGCATGAACGCTTGCCGGAGTGATCCGATCAGGGGAGAAAAACGCCAACCAGCCACTGGCAGAAGCGGATAAAATAACTGCGGCGATGGCGGCTTTTGCGCGGCCGCTTGACCTGATCTTGTTGATTGGCATCTTCATTACCTTTCAGATTTTCTTGAGCGATGAGGCGAGAAACGTAGGCAGCGGCGACCGCAAAGAGGGTCAGCACGGCAAAAAGTCGCTGCGGGATTGGAAGAAGGCCGTCGAGCAACGGAAGAGCGACCTCGATGCCGGACAGCAGACCGGCAAGCAGCATCAGGCGCATTGACCACGCTTTGCGCAGCACAGATCGCCAGTCGTCTATGAAACGCATGGTCATTTCCTTGATTATGGATTGGGCGTATAATTGGGGTGCTGATCTAAGGATCGTCAGCAGAGGCTTGGCTGAAGGTAATCTTCCACGAGGCAATGAGGCCAAGCCTCACCGGTTGTTCTGGCAATGGATCAATCAGGAACAATATTCCGCTGTCGTGGTTCGTAGGCCTGTCGGAGAGCGGGAGACCCTCTTCCGCACGAGGCCCGGCGTGTCACCGCCCAAAAATCCCCGCGTCGGGTCTCACCGGTAGATCGGGCCTCACCTTTTGTTAACCATACAGGCGCACCCTTTGAGTGCTGACCATAGTGCCCACTTCGTCGGCACCCGGCCTGCCCTCGTTGTTGTGCGTATGTGAACAGGCAGGTCGGGTACCTTAAAAAGGAGCGTGTCATGCGTAGCGGATTCACTCAATTTACAATCCTTGACTTGTTCACCATCATTTCTGGGATTGCATCGATATCGACTCTCTGCTGGTTTTTCGTGTCGTGATACAGCACGCGCGTTGAGCCCCAAATGTGAGCAAGGCGCAGTCTATCGCAACTCCGGAACATTCTTTCCCTACCGCCGTTAGGCGTCTGAAAAAAAGCTGTCACAACGGAGATAGAGGACAAGCCTAGTGAGAATTTTTGCAGTGGTTTCCTGCATACTCCTCATAATCTTGACCGCGGCAGCTTACTTCACCGCCGTGACGATATTCGCGGAACCGCCTACAGAGCAGACGCAGCCGTAAAGAACGCATCTACCTGCTCGACCGTGAAGCCGAGCCCGGCAAACCCCTGCTGAAGCATCTCGTCATCGCGCCGGAACGTGGCAGACTTGTTGAACGCGATCGGCACGAGAGGATCTTGCTGTGCCACCCACGCGCTCACTTGATCGGTAAGTCCCGACAGCGCGAGTTGTAGGAAGAACTGCCTGCTGGAGATCACGGCAGGGATGATAGCCGCAGGTACGAACGGCATATTCGCTTCCGCAACCACGCTTTCGAGCGTCTGCCCTTCCCGCCCGACGAACAGACCGTCGGTCGAATGAAGCCATTGGTTTGGCTCACCTTCAACGGGGCAAAAATCTTCAATTTTGTATGTCATTTTTGCTTGTCCCTTTAGGTCGCTGGTCGGGTGCGAAGAAAAAGGATGCCATAGGCAACCGTTCCACCCCGCACGTTCTGGACCTGGTAACGGCCAAACGACGACTCATAGAAGACGTTTGTGAATCCTGCTTGGTTGGGGGTGCCAGGCGAAAACGAACCGCCGACATTGGCTATCATTTGCACTTGGCCGCCGCCACAAGCGAAGACCCCGACGCCTCCGTTATTGAAGTCATTGACTATGAGGAGACCCGACCCCACGCTATAAAGAATACCGCCGCCATTCGAGATTGCGACACTTCCGGCCGCGTCGAGCTGATAAACGTTATTGTTGGGTGGGGCCAATCCAAGCCCGCCCGTCATGGCAACCGAGCCATTAGGATTGATCGGCGTATATCCAAGGGTATTCTGCTTCGTGGCTATAGCCGCCGCTTGCGCTGTCGAAACGGGCTTGCTCGCGTCGCTAGTGTTATCGACGTTGCCAAGACCAACATCGGCCTTGACCAAGGATAGAGCCGTCTTCTGTGCCGCCACATTGGCCGCGCCCGCCAAGACACGTCCCGCCGCCGTTAGATCAAACAAAGCCGCCGTACTGGCGTCGGTAAAATACACGCCCTTGTTGGCCGCAATCGTCAATGCGAGCATCGAACGCGCCCACGCTTTGAAGTCGACAAGACCCATCGTTGTATCGTTGACGAAATATGGGATCTTGTCAGCCGCCGCCGTCAGCCCCAGAAACGACCGAGCCCAAGCCTTGAATTCAGCGAGCGCCATGACCCCGGCAGCAGTGAAGTATGGCAGCTTATCTGCCGCGCCAGTGAGCGCCTGAAGCGCAGCCAGGCTGCCACTGGAAATCGATGACAGGAGTTCAGTCAGCGCCGCCATGAAGCGGGAGCCGACCGGCTGATAGCGAATATAATAAGCTGCGCCGGAAAGGTCCGGGCCACGCCAAGGGTCCAAGAGAGTGATGGATGTGGTGCTGTTGACGGTGTCGATACGGCAAGGTGGGTAACCGCCGCTCGCAAACATATCGCCTTTGGAAATACTAGCAGCGTTCCAAAACATTCCGCCAGTCCCGGTCAGCGCCAACGATCCTTCTGTGATCGAGACCGTGCCAGCGACATAGTCTGGTTTGTCCACCATTAGTCCTCCTCCCCCGTCTGTTCTGGGTGCGGACTGGGCTCTGACTTGAGACCAGACAATTCAGCGGTCAGTTTTTCATTCGCAGCTGTTAGCTCCGCCACCTTTGCTGTCTCCCTGCGGTATGCCGCCCGCAGGGCCAAGGTCCGCCCTTTCAGGTGTTCCACCAGAGCGATTGCTTCCTCGGCCATGTCGACCGGAAGAATTTTGTTCGTATCAGGCGACATCATTGCCGCGAGCGCTTCGAGGTCTTTTGACATAGGTTCTCCTTCCCGCGATGAGCGGGTTGCATAGGGTTTTCGGGTGAGGTCAGCGCTTCCAGAACAATGACCGCAACGTCACGTTTCTCGTCTGATTAAGGCCTGTTGTTGCACCGGGATTCTGGGTGATACGGAAGGTATTGCTACCGGCTGCGTTACTACCGAAGAAGAAGAAAGTGTCGATGATCCGGTTGTTTGAGCCACTTCCGAATGGGCCGAAGCTTTTTTGAAAAACAATCGCGCCGGTAGTGAGGTTTTGGACTGTGACGGTTGGCGAACCCCCGTTCGTGGCGTAATTATAAGTCAGGTCAATCGCCAACTGCATCAGTGAGCGATTGGCGACAGGCATATTGATCGCACGATCAGCAAAGCTGCCACCCGCTTGAATGTCCGTAGTAGGACCGATGTCGAATGACGACACAGCATCGATGCCGATATTCGAAGTTCCGACGACCAGATTGTTAATCACTGCATCATCGATATCTGCCCACGTGACGACCAGATCGACAATATTAGCGGAGCGAACCTTGAGCTGATCGGCATAGAGAACGCCGCCGTCAATCACAAATGCCGGTATTTTGGCGCCCGCCCCGATCACATAGAAACGACTTGCCAGAACGCCGACTTCACTCAAACCGCCTGCAACGGCGCTGACAAACAATGCCGCCTGCGTGGTAACCCCAAACTCACTTGCAGCGGCGCTGATCCCGATCGTGACCGATGCCCCGCCAATCGATGCAACGGATTCCACGCGAAGCGAACCCTCTGCGTAGAAATTGCCGACGCGGGCAGAGACGACATTAACGAGGTTTGCTACCGACTCCAATTCGGTCGAAACAGCAGAGATCGTGCTGACAACCTCGGCGATACTTTCACCGATCTGCGTATTGACCGTCTCAATGCGAGCTGCATTTGCTTCGGTTTCTGTCGCGACAGTAATGATCTGGCTCTCATATTTGGCGCTGACAGCGCCGACTTGAGACCGTATCGTGATAATATTCAGAGCCGATTGCGCGCTAAGCTCATTTGCTAGAGCCGCGCTGTGCTCGATCTGATCCTGGGCAAAATGCGAGCTTTCAGCCTGCCACGCGAGGTGCGCAGTCATACTCGCTTTGACGGCATCGGTCAGTCCATCCGGATAGATGTCGTCAATACCAAGACGGATGTCGAAGGTCGTAACATCGATCAGGCCAGACCATGTAAAATTCTTTCCGATATTGGAGACGAAAATCCCGCGAACCAGATAATCCGTGTTTGGTGCAAAGACGCCGACCAGCTTAGATGAGTATTGCTCATCGAGTGGCGCGTCATACGGTATTTCACCCTCGAACCAGAGAGAGCCAGTGTCCTTCTGATAGACCTCAATACGGATGCGATCGACACCGTCCTGATCACCGGCATAGAATACCTCGATCGTCGGGCGGCGTGGACCGCTGCCATCATCCAGGGTAGCCGGCAGCGCCTGCCAACCGAACATCGGATGAGACGGATTGACGATCGGACCGACCGGGCCGGCCGATGTCGGAACCTGCTCATCCGTCGACCAGTCGTAGTCAGATGGATCGATTTCCTTCAGCACGGCGAGCTGCAGCATGCCGCGCTCACCATCGATACGAACGATCAGGAATTTCTTGTTCACATAGCCGTTGCGGACAGAGGTCCAAGAAACAACGTCATTCGGCTCAAGAGGAAACGCATCTGGCGGCAGATAGAACGAATGGATGCGGAATCGCCGGTCTTCCTCGATCAGCAGCTTCATCAAGCGCTGGACCTGAACCGAGAATGGAACCGCTTCGAAGATTACGCCAGATGCTAGACGCCGGTTGCCATCTTGAGCCTCAAGGTCGAGCGAATAGCGGGCTGGCGCATCCTTCGTTGCCCACTTCTCCAGTGGCTCCGGATAGGTTGCCTCAATCCCGTTGTACGTTGCGTCGAGACCGGGAAACGGCGTGTAGGTTTGCCCCTTGGTGACGAGGATGTCACCATCGCTGAAGGAATAGACCGCAGCACCAGGTGCGCCGACAAGCATCTTGAAGATGCCGCCATTTTCCGCGACACGGCCATTGCAAGCCTTCTTCAGCTTCTCAATGACAGACAGCGGCTCCATATCGCAGGTCACTTCGGTGCCGCAGCGGAACTGCTTTTCGAGACCACCCCCGGCAAGCGGAATCAACCGATCGCATTCGTTCGCGGCAGCCATCCAATTCGATGCCGGCAAGCGGAATGCGGGTAGGTTTTGACCGCCATAGACCCATTCATCACCATAATAGACGCCGCGGGTGATGTTGTAGATCAGAACAACCGGGTTATCAGAAGGCTCCCATGTCGCCGGATTGTCCCAACGGTGCGAGCCAGATCCGCCAACACTCGAGTCCTTCCGAAGATCATACCAAGCCGATAGCGGTGCTTCGCAGAGATACACCGGCTGTTGTGGGAAGAAGTCTTGGTTAAGCCGAGCCGTTGCAACGAAGTAGGGGCAGCCCCGGCCGATCATTGTCGACTTATATGGACGGTCCGGATCAGCGCTGAACTTTGCCAACAGAAAGGCTTCGGCCGCAGTCTGGGTGCCGTCGTAGTATTTGAACCAGAGGTAGTCCTTGCCGTCTTTACGGTATTCTAGGACCGGATGCCCCTGCTCAACCGGAGGCTCACCCCAGAGAACCGTGACTTTCTGATCGTCAACCCAGAAGACAGGCTGACCAACCGCGGGAATGTTCCCCACTTCGATGACATCAGTCATGAAGGCATTCGGCGTTTTACCGTCCTTGCCCCATGCGCCGATATATTTGCGCTTTCCGGCGGTCGCACTTGTCCCGGCGATGAACGACATTGGTTTGTCGTCGCCCATCTGAACATTGAGCTCGACACCCTGCGTCTGTGTCTGCTCATCAACGCCGAACAGGGCCTGAGAGAGCAGGCTGACGCCATAGGCAATACCGGCGCCGATGACATAAGAGATTGCGGCAGCGAGCAACGGATTGGCAGCGACGAACGCGGCGCCAAACAATGCCAGCGTAACCGGCTCTGCATGGGCAAGCGGGGTCGCCGCCAGCATGAACCATGCAGCGGTCAGTAGAACAGCAATGATTTTCATTATCCGACCTTGAAGGCTCTCTTCGCGTCGAGCAGATCCACTGTTCCGACGCCTTCAGGGCGCAGAACAAACACGCGCTCGCCGTTCACGACGCCGAGAGAAAATCCAAATGGGCTGTCCATCGGTATGGCAACGATATCGCCGAGGCTGGCCTGGCATGGCCCACCGGGATATTCTGGCAGGAAGGACGCGACGAGGTCTGCGAGATTGTCGAAACCCTCGCTGCGCATGACCTTCAGCGCGCCCTTAGCCGTTTTGTACCGACCCTGATATTTGACCGTAAGATCTTCACCCGTCAGCGCATAGACCAGGCGGCCAGCAAGACCGGGACCGCAGTCATGCTGTGTCGACCAATCGAACGGGACATATTTGATTTCATCGATCGCCGCTTCGAAACGGGAGCGCCAATTATCGCAACGTTTGAGCTCAATCACGCTTCTGCCCCCACGGTACTTTCCAAGAGCTGATAGTGCTCGAATAGAGCCCCCATTCGTCTCCACCCCGCCGCTTCTGCCCTTCGTAGGAGCTCTTGCGGGGATTGGTGCGCGTGAGCATGCTGATCGCGTCAGAGACGAGCTCAAGCTGGATAGAGCCATCTTCTCCGACTGCCGGCGTATTGATGGGATTGCCGTTGACCTCGCCCATGAACACGATCTCAGGCGTTCCCGACACAAGCCGGGTACTGAGATCAAGGGTGACTTCGTAGATATCCGCTTTGGCAAGACGAAGATCATACTCCCGCGCGATCTCTTGCACAGCCGTAGCGATCTGCGTCAGATCGATCGTCACAGTCTGAATCGTGAGGTCAGACACTCGTGGGATCGAAGTTATCGAGAGGTTCATGCCGCCGAGGAAGTCCCGATTGACGACAACGCCGGTATCGCGATCAGGAACGCCTATGGTGATGTCGGCGTCACCGGTCCAGAAACCACGAAGGAGGGGCAATCCTGTTGATCGCGATATGGCCGCGATCAAAACGAACTGCCGAGTGATCAAACCCTGATCGCGCGCAACCGCTAGAGCAGCGGCCATGCCTGCACTGATATTTTTCATGGCTTATTTCTTCTGGATTGCTTTAAAGGCACCATCAGTAGTGATGAGCGGGCTGCCAGTGCCGGGATTGTGAGAACCGGGCATGATGATCATTCTGCAGGCCGGTTTAATCAGGGTGACGACATCGTTCACGGCAACACCAACAGGCGCATTCGGAAACACTTCGAACGCACTGGTCACGCCACCACCGCTTGCAACTACCGTCTGGTCGGAAACTTCAAGGAAGGCATAGCGTACAGGAGATGTCGCGTATGCAATCTGCATCTTGTCGGCGAGCGTGAGCACATATCCCGCTGGCAAGCCATTCAGGCTGATCGTCCGGCCTCCGGCCCCGACACTGTCGATCCTGACGACCGATGCGCCAAGGAGCGAACCGTCCGGATCGGCTTGCGGATATCGAGACATCGGATCGTAGAGGAAGAAAGATTCCTGGGCGCCGTGTAGTTTACGGATCAGCGCTGCGATCTGCTTCATGTTGTTATTGTAACCGGCCGCCAGATTGACGGTTGCCGACCACAACGGATCTGCCAATTCAGCTTGCCAGATACGGGAATCACCAGAACCGGACAATTCGTCATTTCGCTGCACATCCCAGACTAGCGAAGCAATCTTCAGCCGGTCGGCGAGGAAGGAAACTGAGTATGGATAGGTAATGGCCATGCTCAGCCGCCTCCCCGCTTACGTGGGTTCATTTTGATCTGGTTCATGCGATCTGGCAGCACTGAAGAGCTGAAGTTGCTGACAGCCTTGCTGGAGACCTTAATTGACTGCTGTTCGGCCTGGCTGAGAACCTGCGCGACGAGATCTGGAGACAGCGAGACCTCAAGCGCAGATTTTCCACCGCCACCGGCCCGCACCTTCGACGAACCAGTATCCAGCGCCGAATGGATGTCTTTGGTCTGGTCCTGAGTAAAGACGGACTCGCCTTCCTCAAGAAGCGACAGGACTTCCTTGTGACCGATCGCACCACCGCCGGGCCCGCCACCGGTATGAAATGTTGGAAGCGAGCGGTTGTGATTGTATCCATCCTTACCGGCATCACCACCGTCATGCAGGATGCCTGGGATGATCGAACCACCCAACAGGCCTTTGAAGCCGCCGGGTGCCGGCGGAAAGTAGTTCAATCCCGAACCAGTGCCACCACCAAGGAGACCGCCGAGCGCGGATTTGAGGCTCTTGATGATCGGTTCGAAGACGAGGATCTGGAGACTGAGGTCGAGCAGCTGCTTGCCGAAGTCCTCGAGACTAAACTTCCCATCCTTGATGCTGGTCAGCATGTCACCGAAGGCATCGCCAACACCATTGGCGAAATCAATGATCTTCTGATTTTCAGCGGTCTTCTCCAGTTCCGCGCGGATCTGGGCAATCTCGGGCGAGATCGTCGAGAGATCACCACCCTTCGCGGCAACAATGAAATCACGGATTTTCGATTCCGCCACACCGAACGAACGCGCAGTCTCGATGACGTTCTGGTCGAGCTCCGAAAAGAACATGGAGACATTGCTGTCTTTGAGATCGCCGAGATGCTTCTGGAAATCCAGTTTCTGAATTGCCTCGAGCGCATCTTTGATCTGCACAAGTTCGGCCGGCGGCGTGCCCTCTCCCTTGGTGGACGCGATGAAGGCTTTGACCTTGTCGTCGGCGATACCGATTTTCTCGGCAGTTGAAACAACCTCCTGGTCGATATTGTCGAGATTGAAGGTCGATGCCTTGTTCTGAAGCTCGTCCAACTCCTTACGGAATTTCTCGGCGATCTTCTCGTCATCGGTCTTGCGGTGACGCGGCTGCTTGTCCAGCTTGGTATTCGACGAATCCAGCTTGTCTTCAAGTTTTTCGCCGTTCATGCGCTGCCACATCGCAATGGTCGCCGAGAGATCGCTTATGCCCTCGCCGCCTTGCTTCGGCCCCTTCAGTCGGCCACCTGGCTTCAGTCCGGCGGCAACATCCATCCCGCTAAGGAACTTGTCGCTTACGGCTCCCAGCGCAATGACACTGTTGCCAAGGGCGATGACGACACCACGAGCAGCTTCAGCCTCACGAACAATTTTTTGCATCGCAGAGACAATGCCGGAAACGTTCGGATTGGCCTTGGCGATATCATCAATCTTGTCGATAAGATCTTGCGCCGAGATCTGACCGTCTTCGAATTTGGTTATCAACTCCTCGATCTGCTGACCAACTTTCGTTGAACCGCCACCGGTAATGAAGGCACCGCCGGCAACTTCGGTGCCCACGGCTTGTGCCTGATGACGGAGATCCGCGAAGCTGGCAGTTAAATCCGTGGTGGCCGTCTTCATAGCCTCCAAACGCTGTGCAGCGGTGACGGCCTTGGTTACCAGATCAAGACCAGCCGCAGCATCCTTGATCCCGACACCCGCCTTTCCCGACTCTACACCAGCCTTCTGGATGGCCTCGGCATATCGGTTGGCGCGCTCTTCTGCGACTGCCGCCTGGTTCGACAGGATATACATCCCAGCGCCGAGGGCGAGCAGAGCGGCACCGAACGGACCACCGATAAAAGACCATGCTGCTGCTGCAGCTTTACCGGCCGTTGAGAACGCAACAGCCCTGATCGATGCAGCCTGTAGAGCAGCGCCATGTGCCGCGGTGGCAGAGGACAAGCCCTTCGTGGCAGAGGATAGGGCCTGCGTGGCTTCTAGGTTCGCAAGGTTTGCAGCCTGGACCTCACGTCCTGTCTTGACCAGCGAGGAACCCAAAGCAGCATTTGCCTTCGCAGACTGGTAAGCCATATCAGCGGTCTTCAGTCTGGCGGCAGCGGCAACTTTATCAGCCTGTGCAGCCTGCAAAGTGGCACTCGCAGATTGCAAGGTGGCACTAGCAACCGACACCGTTTCAGTACGCAGCGCTCTCATTTCAGCAGAACGCGCGGCGATACCGCTTATAGCCCGACCGCCTAAGCTCGATGCAAACGCGCCGCCGAGCAGCAAGACTGCTTCAGCAACCGTATCAATGTTATTGGCCAAAGCATTGAGAACAGTAATGATTCCGTTCGATGCGACAGTGACGTTCTTTGAATTTCCGACATAGTCGAGAATGGCGTTGTCGACAACGACCATTGCCTGACCAATCGTCGATGTCGTCTTGGCGAATTCGGCATCGATCGAAGCGCTGGCATCGATAATGGCCTGTGTCACCACCTTTGCGGTCAGCAAACCTTGCGTCGACATTTCGCGAAGCTTGCCGATGGTGACGCCCAAGCTCTTGGCGATACCATTGAGGAGAACCGGAGCGTTTTCCGCCACGGATTTGAATTCGTCGCCGCCGAACCGGTCGGAAGCAATACCTTGTGACAGCTGGATCGCCGCGCCCTGCGCTTCTTGGGGTGAAGCACCGCCAATCGCAAAGGACTTCTGCACCGTCTCGGTGAGGCGCAAAAGCTTCTCCTGCGAGATCCCGAGCTTGTCAGTGGCCCGGGCGGCACGGGCATAAATGGTGACTGTGGATTCGAATGACGACCGAGTCCGCTGCGCCACACCGAAGAGAGCTTCCTGCGTATCCTTGAGATCGGCACTGCTCTTCGTGACAGTGCTGAGACTGTTGGAAAACAGATGGGCTCGATCAGCCATTTTGAGGAGGTAGGCACCAGACAGTGTCGGCACCAAACCACCCATGAGCGCCGAGGTAGCCAACAGGACTCGGTTTAGCTGTGTGATCGAGTCCGTCGACCGCAAAGCGGAAACTGCAAGACCGCGAAAGCTGGCGCCGTTGATCTGGCCCAGCGAGCGGTTCATGGAGCTGACACTACGGTCGACGCCACGAACTGCCTGCTGTGACCGGGAGCCGCCTTGCTCTACCGCACTGGCAAAGCGGTTAATTCCCGCTATGCCCTGGTTGGTTTGCACCGAAAACAGGACGTTGATTGAACCAACGGTGGCGGCCATATTAATCTACCTGCTGAAACTTCGGTGCTGCTTTGAGCTTGTCGACAATGCTTTTCATCGTGGGCGGTTTCTGATCGCCCATGATCTTTTTAAGAGATGGTATTTTGGCAGCCTTGGCCAACTTTGCATTGAGGTATTCTAGCGAAATCAATCGCTTGAACGCTTCTGCTTCAGTTTTCGAATGAACTGTGGCGAAGGCTACAATCTCGACCGGACAGAGCGTCCAGATCTCATGGGGTCTTAGGCCTGAACGATACCCAATTTGAAGATAGCGCTGGCTAAGACTTCCTCGCTGAAAGGGACACCGGCTTCATCAGCGGCCTCCTTCAGTTCCTTGGCCGCCTCGGTGATCTGCTTCTTGCGAGCAGTCTGCACCTCGTCAATGAGCTGCTTGTACGTCTTCTGTGTCCAAGCCATAGACAGAGCATCCATGATCGGCTCGCAGGCATCGCGAAGTGCGAACTGAATATCATCGACCTCTTTGTAGACCGGGACAGCCTTGTCGGCCGCATCACGAAGGCGGATGCCACGAACAGAGAGATCCGTGATGATCTTCGGGCTGACTTTGGTGATGCCATTCTCAATGACACCGAAGAAATCCTCGCCGTAGGCTTCCTCGAGAGAAACCAGATCGGAGAGGTTGAACATGATGAAGGCCCCTTTCCCAGCTTTTGGGAAAGAGACTTCACCGCGGAGCTTATTCGCTACCATGGATCACCTTATGGCGTGATGGTGTACGGAGTTACGTCACCGGTCTTCTTGATTGTGACCTGCATCTCCATCGCCTCAGCGACAGGATACGACCGGCTGCAATTCATTACGATTGCTGCGAAACCGAAGCCTTCGAGCATGCCAGGCTCTTCGAGTTTGAAATCGACGTTCTGCCCGATCTTGGCCTGCAGACCAGTGGAACGGTCGTGGGTCGGATTGTCCGGAATATAGTTTACGGTGAAAGTCACCTCACCGCCGTCGATCAGACCACCGATATACTCCCGACGCTTGCCGGGAGACTGGTGGCTGGTAACCTCGACGAGATCAACAGAATCCTCGTCGTTTGGACCGTCTTTGATTTCGCCGATTTCACTGAAAACGGGAGTCGGCGTGGCCATGTCGCTCATCTTGAGCTTTGTGCCGTAACCAAGTTTTGCGTCGGTCATGGTATTAGTTCCTTTCAACAAAAAACCCGCCACTTCGGACGGGTCGGGACATTCGAGATTGTGGAGTTCGCTCAGTCGTCGTCGGTGGCGTACCGAACTTCTTTGCAGGTGTGCGCCTTGGCCACACCCTGCTTGAATGTCGTGGCGCCGCACCGTGGGCATTCCCACATCGGACGGCCGGCCCATGCCTTCTCAACCATCCCGCCAATCGGCCGGACTCTGCCAGCGTCAGTTGCTGGTTCGGTTGTAGAAGGCTCTGAAGTCTGTGATTTGCCGATAGATTTTCGCGCCCGAGTCATAATCACTGTTCCTGTTCAAGTGTTGGATCAACTGGACCTCATGCCCGTAGAGAACGCCGGTCCAGCGCTTCAATGCCATCTCAACGGCGGTTCCGAGTTCTCCCGCCTGCTGGGCTGTCTCACCACGGCAATAAACGCGCACGAGATCGTCATGGAGATTGTCAGGGCCCATGTGTGTGTAGCCCTCACCGCCGCTGACTAGCAGCAATACTATGTTCGGACGCTCTGAATCTTGTTCCGCCTCATTGAGATAGATTCCACCCCTGCGTTTGGCGGTGACGGCGGCATTATCGCCAAGGATTTTTTTGAAGACGGTGAGGATTTCCATCAGCGGACCCTTGAAGCCAGGCGCGCAGCCTGTGCTTCCAATGCTTGACCATAAGCCTTTCCAAATATCTGGATGGCGAGATGGTCGTTTTCGTGGAATGCGGGCGTCAGAAAAGGAAACGGTCTGGCACCTGGATGCATCCAATTTCGCTTCGGCTGCCAATGAGCTTCAGTGCCGAATTCTACGAGATGTGCGATCCCCACACCCTTGCCGGTGGCCGTAACAGCCCAGACAATCTGCGCGGCTGACGCCTTCAGTCGTCGGATCTGCATCGACCGGTAAAGGATACCACGATGATAGGAATCGTTCGCCTTCAGGTTGTCCTTCGATTCCTTCAGGATAGGCGTCAAGGCGGCCTTGGATGCCTCACCGACTGGCTTGGTAGCAAGCCGCCCCAACTGACGAAGGGCCCGGGCAGCTTCTTTATAACCAGTTACCGAAGACACGATCAGCCTTCCGGCGTTAACTCGCCGAACCGGCGTCCAAGCTGTTCTGCTTTGATCATGATGTCCTCGTGGCCATCCTCGTCGACCATAACCGCGAGGATATCAAAAACCTTGGCAGTGGGCGGTATGGGCTCGTAAACACCAGGTTCGGAATCGATGATACGCATCTTTTCCTCGACATCTACCAGCTCAAAATAGTCACCGCGGATGGTATGGGTGACGATGCTTTCGCGTTCATCAGAACGAAAGATCTCGCGACCACGATCCGGATTGATCGATACCCAAGCCTGCGTGAACATGATCCATTGCTTGGTTTCGCCCCACTGGCCATCGGTGGTGGTGTACCGTTGGATCAGGACAAAGCAATTATTGCGCCTCGCCGGTATCATCAGTACCCACCATTCAGCAGAGCATCGATATTCGGGATACGGTAATTACCGACGAGTTGGTCGACACCGTACTCAATCTTTTTATCGACTTGTGTCAGCCGCGGGTCCATGAAGGCCGCCTCGCGGCTTGTTGTGTAGTGGCTCGCGAGCAAGAGCGCGGCCTGACGAAGCGGAAAAGGGACATCCTCTTCAGCATTCGCACCGGCAACATACTCGATCGATACCGAGCCCGGCACCGAACAGGTGATCCCCGGGATGGCAAACGTCGGCAGCATATTGACCATGCGTGGTTTCAGATCAACATGCGGGACAGTCGTCTCAACACCATCACGCGTATATTTGATGGAAACGAAGCTGTCGAACGGCGGGCGCGGAAGCTGAATTTCAGGAAGCACACGCTGAACCGTAAGGACCAAAGTCTGCTGCATCATGCAGCGGTTCGTCACGTCCTCAATGTACTTGTCAGCAACATTGATCCAAAACTCAATTAGATCGTCCTCTTTTGAGGATAGAATGCGTTTATTCGCCTTTACGAAATCCGTCGTGATCGAGGTTTTTGTCGGACCGGTTTTTATCTGAAGATCCATTGCGCTTGTCCTCGTCAAATCGGCTGCGTGCCATACGGTCTCTGTCCCGTCCGTCTGCGGACCGATCAGAGTACCCACCCGCACTTTCGTCAGTGCGGGTGGGCTTATTGTTGTCCTTGGCCATTATTCCTTCGGAGGCTTCGGTGTTTTCAGCGCGGCGAGTTCCTTTCGGAGACTGTCGAGCTCTGTCGAAGTGTCGCTCAGCGCTTTTTCAGCCGCTTCACGCTTGGTCTTTTCTTCGGCAGCTTCGGCACGAGCCTTCTCTGCAGCTTCGAGGTCAGTATCGGCCGCAGGTTTATCGACTTCGACCGCGACGTACTTCACGCCCTCAGCCTTGGCACTGAGCTTGAACCGATTGGTTGCAATGAGCTGAGCCGCCTTGTCGGGATCGAAGCCACTGACATCACCCTTTGCAAAGGGACCGACAGAGGCCAAGCAAACCAATGGGACGAGCCCGGTGGCAGCAACCGCGTACAATTTCGTTTTATCCGCCATGGTAATTCTCCTTGTGGTTGGCGAAAAGAAGACAGGGCACGAATGCCCTGTTAATTCTGCTATTAGGCGGACGCGCCCCACTGAACGGCACTCAGGACGTTGACGGCCTGGTTGTAGCGGATGCCGAAATCGTGCTCCATCGTCGCACGGATTGCCGTGGAGTCGGTGGAGAACATCGACACCGGATCGCCAGTCGGGCCGTTCGGCATGATCGTGGCCTCATCCGAAACCTTGATCGAAAGACCCTTGGTCTCGCCAAAGAGCACGTTGCGGAAAGAAACGAGCGCAAGGTATGTCTCGTTCGTTGCGGTGCCGAGGTTTTCAGGGATAGTGCCGGTTACGAGAACCGGATAACCCTTCCACATCGGAGTAGCAGAAGCGAGCTCGGGGAACACCTTCGAGCCATCGGTGTTTCGAAGGTCATAGAGCCAATCGAACACGCGTGGTGTCATCACCCATTTGGCACCGGCACGAAGCGCGGCGTAACGGGTCATGATGCCGGATTTGCTGCGAGCCGCGCCATCGATCACTGCCGTCGAAGGAGCAACACCAGCCGCAGCAGCGGAGGTATTGATGCCTGGGCGGCGGAAGATGCCGAGCGGATCATTGCTGGTGCCAGTGCCGAGATAAGCCATCTCATCCAGCTTGGTGGACATCGCGGAACCCATGTCTTCACGAATAAATTCCATGGCAGCGCCGAGAGACCAACGAAGGAGCTGGTTCGTAGCCGGCACGATGACGGACAAGAGCTTGGCGCTCATGTTGATGTCAGCGAGCGTGGGCTGGGATACCGAGATATCTTCGCCTTCTGCGCGGTACGAAGCAGTCGCACCGGACAGACCCTTGGGCTGATGATAGTTACCCGTTGGCATGTTGATAATGCGCGGGCCACCAGCCATGAACGTGGAGGTCTCATACAGCAGCGGTATGATGTCCAAATTCCACGATGGAGGAGTAAGAATACCACCGTCAGCACCGACGATTGTGGTCATCGTCTTCTGCTGGATCAGATACTCGTCGGCAACACCGTCGTAGCCAAGTTCACGCATCTGCTCGGCAGCAGCAGCGCTGGAGCGGCCCTTGCCGTCCTTGTATGCCTTCACGGCACCGAGGAGGAAGATACCAAGCTTTTCATTGGCATCTTTCGCCATGTGCTTGGCGCCGGCCGGAACTGGAGCGATCGTCTCGCTGCCAGCAGGAGTGTTGGCTGGAGCAGCCGCACGCTTTTCGGTCGCTTCGGCCTTTTCGAGCAGAGCGATCTTGGCTTCTAGCGACTCGATTTCCGCCAAGGCATCTTCCAGCACCTTGGTGTCATCTGCGGTGGCCTCGGTTCCAAAGGCTTTCGCCTTGAGGCCAGTCAATCCCTTGACCAGTTCCGCGAGGGCTTTTCGGAGTTGTTCGAGATTCATATCTCGGTCCTTTCTCTCAATAAAAAACCCGCCACAAAGGGCGGGTCGGTTGGTGTTCCTCGCGGAACAGTTATCGGGTTGCCCCGAACTTTAAGCAGCGTCTTGGTGACGTGCCTCGATTGCTGCAAGGCGCTCGTTTAGTGCCTTTTGTTTCTCCGGATCAGCGGCAACAGGTGCCGGCGGATCTTCTGGGGTCTGCTCCGGTTCGACATCAGGGGATTTGAAAACGGCACGGATGCCGTCGAGGAGCTTGGACAAAGTGCCCCTGCGTTCGCCCTCCTCTTCGGGAATGGCGTCTATCTTCGGAGCGAAGTCTTTCAGAAAGCCCTCGACATTAAGTTCGAGCTCTTGGACGACGGGGTCTGGAATGGCTGCCGGCGTACCGGGTTCAAGAACCCCACGATGCGAAGCCATGGCGGTTTTTATCTTCTCCAGAGCTTCGTCTGTCAGATCACCAGTAATCGTGAAGCTGGTCGGAGCAAGCTTTTCCATACGGTCGACGAGTGACCGAACTTCACCCAGCCATTCCGGGGCCTCAACAGTGACGGTGGTCTTGTTCCCGGTGGCTTCCTTGTGTGCGGCTTCAAAATCAGCGCGTGAGATGATCACACCGGCGGCCGTCTTAACGTACGTATCAAGCATTTCTTCCAGCAGATCGCGGGCCATCGTGTTGCCATCAGCAACCGACTTGGCCAAAGCGGACGGATTCGCCGGAATGCTGACGATACTGCATTCGTACAAATCCCACTCGTGGATGATGTAGGACCAAAGCGGCTCGCCGTTATCATCCAGGCGGCGCTCGACCTTTTTTGGCATGAAGCCAATCGAAGCGGCGCGCAAAATCCCCTGAGACATCAAGGCATATGCCTCGTCAACGTGTGGCGACGTGCCTTCCAAAGCAACGGTAACGGTGCCCTCTATGGATTTCGGTTTCGTGACGATGTCGCCCCAGGTTCCAATGATCCTGTCCGATTTATGATTCAAAAGAGCTATCGGATTGCTCTTGAACCGCTCCAGATCGGCTCCCTTTGCCTTGACTATGTCACCGTAGCTGTCGACCGTTTCGTCGGTCATAATCAGAGTTGCCGATCGCAATTCTGCATTGAACGATTTGGGCATCTTTGCGGCACGATACACCATGCCATCATGGGAGCTGAGCGAACGCTTGCTGAGATATTCGTCGACGCTGATTTCAACGGGTGCAGGCATCGTCGCCTCCTTTACTGTACGACGCGCAAGGTTTTTACCTTGTCGCCATCTGGTTTTGTGGTTTCGGCGGGCTCGCCATCTTCTTTCGTCGCGTTTGGCGCATTGCCACCCGCCTTCAGAACCACCTCGTTCTTTTCATCAACGAGGACGAAATTGCCGCTCATCATGCGAACCCTGCCGGCCTCGCCTCCAACGGCATTGAAACCGATCTCGGTACGCATGTCGTCGTAAGTGATCATTCCGTTTTTCCAACGGGATTCCACAATTTTCTGACGGCGTTCCGGGTCCATGGAAAACGCCATTTCCGCGTCAAACTCCAAGAAATAGTCGTCCTGCTCTTCTTCCGTCAGCAAGACCGGCGCCAAACCTTCGCAAATGCACTGAAAATAACTGGTCAGCGTATCGTCGACATAGGTTCGTTCGGCGCTATCAAGATTGTCGTATTTCACCGATTCCAGCAGAAACGCCTTGTGTGGAGGCACACGGAAATAGCGAAGCATCTCATTGGCCGCGGCGATATTCGATTTCACGAAATCTGCATCGGCCGATGTCATGGTCAGCTTTTCGATCTCGGGAACCTTGCCGCCCTTCCCCTCAAGGATGATCGGCTTGCCGGATTTCTTCGATTTCTCGATGGACTCGTTGATGCCTTTGTTGAGACGATCAAACTGAATGTCAGTCAGCTCGTCAGGGAACTGGAACGCCACCGTGGGCATGCCATTGTTCTTGAACACCGAAGTTTGGAAGCTCTGCATGCTTTCCAGCAGTTCACGCGAATTCTCAGACAAGGCGAATGTCGACAGAGCGTCCAAGCCGTTCATTGAGCGCTTACGGATATGGGCGCACTGCTTGTTCGATAAGCCACCTTCCGCCCAGCCATAAAGCGCCTGCTCGTGGAGCGTGCCCGGGGTGATGTCGTAGTACCATTTGCGGGTGAGTGGATTGACCCTGGTCGACACCTGGCGACGAGGCACCCCGGCAAATTCGATCACTTCTCCCGCGAAGTTCCTGCGAACGGGCACATAATACTCGCTGGCGATCGCTAGATGAGCCACCATTTGGCGGATAAACTCACCAATACCGTAGTACTCATTCGGACGGCGAGCGAGCAGCCGCGCAACAGGATGTTCCTTTGGTTGAACAATCTCAGATCCACCAGGAGTGCGACGGCGTAGGTAAATTGGAGTTTTCGCAACGTCCTGCTGCAGCACATCGATACAAATCAGGCTGATGGAAAGACGAAACAGGCCGGTCCTTGAACCGAACAAATAACCGCCGCGCGAGAAAGCAAGATCATTCTGCGGGTCAAACGTTGTCCAAACGTCCTTTTCTACAACTCGGTTTGGCCCGACGAGCGATGTTTTTTCTGACACGTCCAATTCCTTTTCAACCCATCACTGCAGGATACGAACGCCGCGCTCAGCCATAGGATTTGGACCTTCCGGCTCTTCCTGCTTGTGGAGCTCCATTCGGCCCACATCGGCTTGGACCAGCGCGTCGAACCCGTCGATTTTCATGTTTGAGTGTGGGGATATCTTCTTAGGAAGCACCAATTCTGCGGTGTTATACCCACCAATGACATTATCTACGTTCCAACCCAGAACCGGGTTGCCGCTATGCGCCAATCCCTTGTTCTTCCCCACAACCCGGGCAACGATGTCCTTCGTTGGATCGGAGAAATTCGGCGCATTCTTTCGGTACGAAAACACCGGTTTGTTCTTTTTGGTCAGGAACGACATGAGCTCATTAGCTTCACGATCGTCGACGATGATGGCCTCGACATCATGGTTGTTGCAGAGCTCGAGCAAGTCCGCCTTCAACTCATCGTAGGAATGGAAGCTCCCCGGTGTGAAGGTTAGATGTTCAGATTCATGCCAGGCTTCGTAGATATCGCGGATCTCATCATCCTCCCGCCATGGCCCATGTTCGGGTACATAATGCTTAGCGAAAGGAACGATAAAGCCATCGAATTCAAAGAGAATGACCAAGACAATCATGTCGTTTCGGGAGGCCAAATCCACCCCGATCCAGCATCTATGTCCACGGAAGGCAGCAAGGGTTAATGCAGAGATCTCGCAAGCGTCCCAAGCGTCCTTGGAGATCAACTTGGATTCACCCAATCCCCAGATATTGAACCTGGTGCGCAAGACCTCGTTTTTGTTGCGCGGATTAGTGTAGATCTCCTCGATTTCCTGCAAAACCTTGCGTTTCGGCGTCGAAATGCCGAAATTCGGATTTGCCTTTTTGATAACCCTCTCACTACGCCAATTACCGAAATCTTCCGGATCAATGGTGTAGATCGCGACGAACAGCTCTGGTCGACTACGTTTGCCCTCCAGAACCTCGATCGCCATGTTCCGCTCATCCCAGCCAACACCAAAGGCGTTGTAACCAGCCGAGCCGATTTCAAGGAACAGCGATTCCGGACGCGCGCCCTGCGAAGACTTCATGACGTTGAAGATCGACGCCGGCAGAGAGTGGAATTCGTCGGCAATAACGACCTTCGGATCGTGACCGTCCTGCTTTTTACCCGCTGATGCGAGGATGACGGCATAACTCTCCGTCTCGCCGACATCGATGCGTTCAGTCAGCGCGACAATGCCGTAGAACTCCTTCAGCGGTGGATTGTACTCCACCATCTTCCGCATTGGCTCCAGAACCTTCAGCGCCAATGCCGCGGTTGGAGCGATGACATAAAGATCGTCGCCGATATGAGCGTTCGGCCCCAACTCGTAGAGGGCAAGACCGGCCGCAAGAAGCGACTTGCCCTGCTTTCGCGTGATTTCCAGCTGCGCGATGGTGACGACGCGATCGCCAGTATCTGTCCAGCGAAAGCCGTAGATCGCGATCACGATCCAAATCTGCCAGCCTTCGAGCTCAATATTCTGTTTCGCCAGAACACCTTTGACGTGCGTCAGGCTCTCAATGAACGCACATGGCTCAACTGCATGTTCATTTGACCAGTAAATGTCGCCCTTCCCGGTCTTTGCCTCCTCGTACATGTCGAGAAAGCGCTTGGCTGCCAGCATTAGATAGCGACAGGCCGGGACAACCTCGTCGGCAATCAATCGCGCGTAGCCAACGCCCATGGCGACATAGTGCGGGTAGGCTTTCCCTTCGATTTTAAGCGTGGCGCTGCTGTTTAGCTCTTTTCGCGAACCCGAACGCGGCGTAAGGGTTTTCACCGCGCCCCGGGCCTTCGATGTGCGTATCGGCATCCAGCTTTTCCAACTTCATCATTGCCGCACGCTTGGCTTCCATCGCCTGCCGGGTCGGTCGTTTCCCCTTATTGATGGTGAAAGCAATGTCATCCGTGGCGATGGCCAGCATCTCGACGTACTCGCGACTTTTCATCGTGAGCATCCCTGACTTGATCAGGGTTCGGCACCATTCGTCGTAAACTCGCTGACCCTCTTTGAGCAGCGGGACGTTTGGCGCCGGGATTTCCTTGTAATTATCGAGAATGTGCAGTGTCGCCGTGGGTTTCTCCTCGGCAGCAGCGCCTTTCTTCTCAGTCCTTTTGACCATGATCGAGCTTCCCCAACGGCCCATATTTCATGATCTGAAAGTGAGCAGGCCGAGTATCCGGATGCTTGATCCACTGCGGCAGCAATTTGATTGCCCCGGTCTTGCGGGCATAGTCCTCAATTCGGCGCTTAAAGCCGTTGTGATGAACGTGACAGAGCCCGTCCAGGTTGTGCTTGTCGAGCCGATGGTCGGGCTCGTCCGTGACGGGCATCATGTGGTCGATGACATCGCACTGATGCAGATATCCGCGGCGAAGGCATTCCTCGCATTGGCCGGCGATCGATTTCTTGTATTCTGCCGCCAAGTTATCCCATTCGCGGGTATAGCCTCGTTCCCGAGCAGATCCGCGAAACTTCTCGCGTTCCCGCTTCGGTGCATCGCCGCCGAGACGCGGTACAGATTTGCGGCGAAACGATGCAATAGTCATATCCGGCGTCCGTGATTACCGAGCATCAATGACTTTCGCCCCCTCGGTAGGTTCTTAGCCACGATCAAAACAGACCTTTTTCTCCTTAGCCGGCATCTGGAGCAGAAACGGGGCAAAACTGAATGCTACCGAAGAGGCGAGCAGCCAACGATCAGATTATTGATATGCGCGTCGCTGATGTCGACCGAGCCGAGGCAAGCTGACAATGCGCTGAGACTGTCGCAACGGACCTCATTGAGATAGAGCGTGCCACCGCTGAAGATGAACGGGGGCTTGGCGCTGATCTCTCGACCAGCCGTACCAGCGAGTTTCACCGGGTCTGTCGGCCGTGGCAGTGCAGCCGCTACGCCGACGACAGGCGCGGCAAGGATGTAGGCAAGAAGTGAGCGCCGGTTCATGATTTCCATCCCATGATGAGATTAACGAGCCATACAGTTTGCGGCTCTCCGAGTTGGTAAGCCGCCCAATCAATGAGGATCACAGCCAAGGCAACGGGGATGAGCATCCACGCGCGAAACTCGATCATGACGGCTTGAACCACTTCGTCACGGTGCCAAGCTCAATGATGGCGTGAAAGAACGGGCCATGCGTGTCACCGGTCGCTTTCACGCCGATGTAGGAGCCGCGATGCTCCTGCCATGTCGCCAGCATCAGACCGTGTTCCTTGTGGGTAACAAGGATGGCATCAGTCATTGCCGGTTCAGGCTCGCCTTTGGTCCATCTCATCACTGCACCTTTGCCGATACCAAGAAGCCGGCAGCGCTAGCGATGATCAAAGCAGCGCCCAAGGCATAGGAGATGCTGACCGGAGCGAATATCGCCACGACTGCGCTGATGACGATTGCGAGTATGAAAGCCAGACCGAAGCACGCCACGACGAGCAGCATCTTGAATGCGCCGCCGATATCACCCATGCGCCGAAACTCCATTCGAAGCGGTCAACCGACCGGCTGCGATCTGGCGGAGACGCCGTGTGCATTCACGCGTGCCATTGGGGCTGTAACGCTCGCCACCGAACCAATACCGCTTACCGCTGGTTCTGGTTGGCCGCGGCTCTGCGAGCGATATCGTCGGGAAAGATGACATTCCGAACATTGAGGCAACGGCAAGCCCGATGGAGGACATAAACCCACGCATGACATTCTCCGGTTGTTTTGATTAAAGCCATTCGAGCCGGGCAAACTCTTGGTCGCCGGTCATCTTGAAGACTGAGGTTTCAGACATGTAGTCCCGCGGGTTTTCACCCTTCGACTGCAACCACCGGCATTCGACGGTGATCGCCTCGACCTCGTTCCCGATCGCAGCGCCCTGCCTGTGCTGAATCCAATGGGTCAGTTCATGCACAAGCGTTGCCTGATCTTCCAGATTGCCGTCACGCCAATCTCGCAGGATGATGACGGGCTCCCGAAACAGGTACCGCTGAAACAGCCCATGACATTCCAGATCAGGTTTGATCCTTATCTCGGGAACGTCTTCCGGACATTCGTATTTCAATACATTGGCGGCATAAACCATCAACTCGCGTGCAAGATCGAGGTCCATGGTCGGCCTTTAAAAGTGTGATAGCGTGTCCCCAAAAACCGGAGAAAGATCATGCCGAAGTCAGAATTGTCACCCGAGCAAGAAGTCCTTGCAGCCCACATGTCCGCGTTTACGGTGGCTATGCAGATGCTCGTGGTCTGTCTGCAAGACAATGGCTCTCTTCGACCCGGCCAATATCCTGCGGCATTACATGGCTACATGGAAATGGCGAAGGACAAGGCGAACCCGTTGACACTGGCAATGCTGGACGATTTGCGCCAAGCGCTGCTGAATTGAAAACCCCGCACTAGGCGGGGCTATTGGCAGTTATTCGGTATTTCCGAACAACTCAGTGCAAATGCCCTTCTTGGGCCATGCATCGTTGGTTATCAGGACGGCGCGGCACCCGTCTCCGTGCGCTGCCTCCGGTTCTCAGGAATTCGCAGCCTTTCGACTGTCGGCTCTGCCGAGTTTAACCGCTTGCGCGATCCCTGCCAGTGCGTCTAACCGTACTGGGGTTTTTCCCGTCCGTCCTGAAGTGAAATCTGAGTCGGTCACCGTTGGACGCAACTGTATGATTCGCAGTAAAATTGACTCAGAAATCACACGACGTAAAGCTTGATTTTTCAATGACTTTCACAGATTGATTCAAGTTCTGCATCTAAGTATTTGACACAGAATCACTTTTCACTCATCAAAATTATTTATCAACAGGCATAAAAGCATCGCTAAACGGAATGATTGGTACATTGATTGACCGGGAACATCCTGACAGATTTAACAGATGAGCGAGTCGCTGCCTGAAGACGCCCGATCCCAGAAGACTTATCAACGGCTTCAGCGCTTGTTGATCTCGACGCAAGATTTCCAGATTGCCGGCAGCGCCGCAACCTTCCTTTTGGAAGACGTTGATGAGACTAAAACGCGCTATTCGCTAGAAGAGCTCAGACGACTCCGTTGCTATGAGACAACGATGGTCGTGGCTTATGCCCGACCTTTTTCGATGGCGAAGGGTACGGTTGGACCACTATCGCTGAAGGATGTCTCGTTAAAAAAATCAGATCCCTTCTTCGCTCTGCATCAAAAGCTGATTGAACACCGAAATACACTTTATGGACATTCAGACGCCGAGCATGTCGAAATGCGGGTTTGGTCGATGCAGCCCTTCAGCGATCGAAAGGACATAAACCTCATCATGCCACGGTTCGATGAAGGGATGCGATTTTCTGACGATGAGATCGACCTGATCCATCAAAAGCTACGTGAATTCGTACACGTCCTGCTGCTTAGTTCTCAGAAACTCGGACTTCCTTACAAGGATCAGTTTCACAAAGTTCCGGATGACTGACATCGATTGCGACACCTCAACCGGATCTGTACCGAAATGCGAGTGCGTGATGGTGGTTTTGCGATCCGTCGGCACAGCTGAAACCCTCCTTGAGCCGGGTGTCATGTCGAATGTTTACCTGCTGCAACTTCCTACGCTATCGCCGTGTCCTCGATCGTCAGCCGCGCCACCACCATATGCTTCAAGAGCCCTCGCCGGGCATGTCGGTCCGAAGCAGGTGCCGCGGGCTACCCTTGTCGGACAGCAAATGCTATATTACCCAGCTCAAAGAATGGCGCCGAGCAACAAATCCAATCATCTGGATCGGCGGCAGCAGGCATAAAGCGACATAAGTAAAGGGCGCTCCGCTAATACCTACTATGGTGGACGCGACAGCTGTGCAGCGTGACTTGCGGGAGGCTGTGATGACGTTTGCAGCGTGACCGACCATAACCGGTGGTATTAGGACATCGTGACGGGCGACGATTTCCGAGGCGTTCCCAAAGAGAATGGGTAGCCGGCACGCCGAAAGTCGGAATGAGTCCGGCACCAAGGGGAGGATTGTCAATGTTGTTTCCTGGCCATTATTGGAGCCCGGCCGCGGCACTCATTTTTGCGTTGATAACTACAGGAGCGGCAGCGAGCTGCCCGGAATGTCAGGACGAGAGATGTGCTTTTGGGGTAGCATGCGTTTGTGTTCCACGTATCGGCTGCAAGCTTTCCATTCCAATACCTGGCACGACTCCTCCTGGTCAGTTCCTTCCCCTCTCGCCCGTCCCTTTGCCGCCGTATATCCAAAAGGAGGTCGACAAGGGAGGCGGTGAAATCTCTCGCGTAGTGGAGAAGCTCGGCCAAGATACGTTCATTACCATTAAAACTGCTGCCGGCGATACAATTCGCACGTTGGAAAAGGCTGGCGGCGACGCCATTAACACCGTCGAGAAAGCGGGCAGCGACACTGTCGAGACAACCACCAAGGCAGCCGGTGATGTAACCGCGACCTATAAAAAGGCATGGCGTGACGTTGACGATCAAAGCAAACGCAGTTTCAAGGACGCAGTCGATGCCGGAAAAGCAGCAGCCAACTTTGTCAAGAACCAGGCCGAGGCTCATCAGGAAGCTTGGAAGAACGCTGAAAAGCGCCTGCGAGACGGAAAGGTGGTCGATTCCATGTGGGGTTTGGCGACCGATCCCGCGAAATCTGGCGAAAAGAACTTTGCCAAGGCTACCCAGGAGAGCGACCTGCTCAACACGGCAGCTGCAACCGCAGCGTCAGTCTATGGTGGCCCGGCAGGTGCAGCAGCCTATGCTGCCTGGTCCACCTACCGGCGCACCGGCGATGCGAACCTGGCGTTGCGTGCCGGTATAACGGCGGGTGTTACATCGCAGGTTGGCGGTTCGGTGGCTAAGTTACCGGCCGGCACTGCTGGTGAAGTTGTCAAGAAGGCAGCGCTGTCTGGCGCGGCGGGTGGCATCGCAGTAGCGGCCGCAGGCGGTGACGAGCAAGCGATCAAGGACGGCTTTCTCAAATCTGCCGGAGCTGTGCTGGTTCAAGGAGGCACTGACAGACTTAAGGCGTACTCGCCCGAAGCCAAGGATGCATATGATACCGTGCAGTGCTTATCCGCCCGTGATGTGGACTGCTTGTCGAACACCACCTGGGCACGAAATGCCAAAGGCAAGATTCTCTATGACGATAAGGGAAAACCCAGGATCGATACCAGCAAACTCGATCCAAATCAGTACGTGGGAAAATGGACGGGTCTTGATCCGAAATCAATTGAGGCAATGAAGAACGCTTACGTCACACAGGTTTCCAAGCTGCCTGATACGGAAGCAATTCCGCTCATGAAAAACCAGTGGGTGCTGACTTGGAACCTCGGCAAGGAGCAAAACATACCGCACAACAATCCGGCTGTCGTGCTTACCTATGTGGGGAAAGACCCGCCCTTTAATTCCACAGTGGAGTACGGTGGAGCGGTCAAGAAATCTCCGAAGTCCGGCACCGGCAAAAAACAGACCGCTGCAATCGACCCGTCGCAGGTTCCCGGCACAGGAAACAGGGGGGCAGCAAGAAAGGGTATGACCTCGAAAGGTGTCCAAATGTTCACAGTTGAACTTCGAGAGATACCTGGCGCCATTCGGTCATATAAGAAATTGCCCAACGGTTCGTGGACCAGAGTGGCTTCAGAAACCGGGATAGTCACCCAATGGCGGACAGTGGGGCGAATATCGCTAAATGGGTGCAATGGAACGACGCTTCTCCTATTGCCCAGTGAGCAATATGAGGTGTTCGTTCCCGATCGCGGCTGTCAAGCCATGGTGGCGTGGAGCCGCATCGGCGGAGCCTGGTTTGTTATGGGTACGATTAAAAGCATAAGGTGAAGTCTGATCCCCGCACACTTTCCTGTGCGCGCCTTCGCAACGGTCAGTGCCGGATCACGATCCGCGCCGTCGAAGCGCACTCACAGTGCTTAGAGCCCATGCTCTGAATTGAGCAGCGGTCCAATTCGCTGGCTTTTCGACCTCTCGGAAGGCTGATTTCCTGAAACTTGGCATAGTGACCCGTGGCTGTTGCACTGATTTGCAAACTGACCACTCATAAATTTCGTTATTTCTGTTACAAGTCAACAGACTTTCTGTTGTATATAATAGGTGTTTTTATCTGGATTGAATTTTTCACTTCGCACGCCGGTCCCGGGGCCAGGTCGAGAAAATTAACTCGAAGGGCGGTAGAGGTCCAGCATTATCAGGGGATTGTCTGATTTTTGTCGATCATCGAGCGACTTGGCACAGTCCTTGCAACCTTGCGCGTGTTCAATGGTTTGCATTGCTCTTTGGTGAGCTGCAGCAATTATTATTTCTAAACCAACATTTTTTCTGTTGACTATGGCTGCGGGTGATGCAATGTTGTGAGCGTCAAATGTGACACAGTGAAAGGACACAGACTTATGAAAGCCCTGATATTCTTACTTCTGCTCAACCAGCCTAACGGCGCACAGACTGAGATCATAGTAGCGCGCGATCTGACTTTCGAGCAATGCGACCTGATGCAACGCAATGTCTGGAATGCTGGTGCTGAGACCATAGGACGCGATGCTGAGGGCCCTATCCCTGCCTATGACGCCGCATGCGTCTATCCCGTCCAGCTCGTCAAGGTGAACGTCAAGCAATAGCTTGTTATTGGCCGCTCTTGTGGCGGCCTATCGCTGGCAATTGTGCCAAACACGAAAGGAACCTGAAATGTCCAAACATCCTAGTGCACGTGAAACCTTCGCAAACCGTATCGAGGGACGAGTCCGCCGTGATGATCGCCGCCAGGCACGCAATGCAAAGCGCGCTTTCCTGCTGGACGGTCTCACCATCAAGCCTTGGTAATCCTGCAATCGCTCTTTCATGGCCGCGTCCCTCGGCCATGCGACGGCAATTAGCCGAAACGCCAATTGTGGCAAACAAAAAGGAACTGAAAATGACTGTTTACACTCACACCGCACGCTTTGATTCCGCTCGCGCCATGACTGAGGATGAATTGCGCAAAGCCGCGCCGTCAATCTTCGCAATGACCGCACATGAAAGCCGGTCTGAACGTTTCCAGCCTATCCCCACAATCGAAGTTTTGCGCGGTCTTATGGCTGAAGGCTTCATGCCAGTAGGCGCAAAGCAGTCGCGGACTCGTGATGTCGGCAAGGCTGACTTCACAAAGCATCTCATCCGCCTACGTCGTGTAGATGACGGCAAAACCTACAACGTCGGCGATACGGTTTGCGAAATCCTCCTCAAAAACGCAAACGACGGAACGTCGGCTTATGATCTGATGGCCGGTCTTTTCCGCGTCCGTTGCCTGAATTCCTTGGTGGCACAGACAAGCACCATTGACAGCGTGAAGGTCCGCCATAGTGGCGATGTCGGCGCAAAGGTCATTGAAGGGACGTACCGAGTCCTGAACGAGGCGGAAAAAACGCTGGCAGCTCCGGCCGATTGGGGAACCGTCAATCTCAACAAAGATGAACGCATGATCTTTGCCGAGTCGGCGCACATGGTTCGCTTTGCTGATGCGGAAGGCGAGATCGCAACGCCTATCAAGCCCGAACAACTCCTCATCCCTCGCCGATATGATGACCGCGCCGACGACCTTTGGACAACGTTCAATGTTGCGCAAGAAAATATCATCCGTGGCGGTTTGCGCGGTGTCGCTCGTGACGATGAAGGCCGCCGTATTCGCCGGGTTTCAACTCGCGCGGTAAACGGTATCGATCAGGATATCAAACTCAATAAAGCGCTTTGGGTGCTTGCTGAACGCATGGCTGAACTGAAGGGCATTAAGGCCGCCGCCTAGCCCTTGGTTCCACGGGTGGCGCTTGTCGCCACCCTATCCCCACGATTTGAAAGAAGGACGCCATGAATCAGATTATGCCACGCGCGACGATTGAAGATATCGTCAACTATCGAAATGAAGCCTTGCGCCTATATGAAGTCGCCTATGGCGTCATTGGACAAGCCAGCGCTGCAGTGAAGGAAGCTGCAGAAATGGCTCGCCGCTGTTACCCCGGCATCAATGCTTATAATCACAGCCAGGCGGATGAGGTGAAGGCCTTTGACCGCGCGGTATGTATGCCAGATCGCGAGCGCTATTTGCGGACCGCGCGCCGCTTGATCGATTTGAACGCATGGGCTTGGATTATCGAGCGCACAGACCTTGAACGGCTGATGGATAAGCAGGCAAAAGACCAGTTGCGCGCGCAAATGGCCTATATCCCTGAAAAGGTCGACTATCACACGCAACAGCTCATCAATGGCGATGAAATCGAAAAGGGCATGCCACCGCTTAGCGTTGACAACATCATGGCGACGTTGGAACAGTTTGCCTTAGATGCCGACACGATATTCCGACGCGGCATTGCAAATGCTTTCTCAAAGCTGGACCGTCGTTTCCGCTCACATGATGGTTTCAAGGTAGGTTCGCGGGTTATTCTCACACGTGCATTCAATGATTGGGGTAGTCTCGATTATGGCTATGTGCGCGATACTCTGATCGATATCGAACGCGTTTTTGCGGTCCTTGATGGCAAACCCGAAGCGTCTTTCACTTCAGCGCTATACGCTCTTGAGCATGACAGACGCGGAACGCATGGCCGCCGGCAAAGCGAGGTCGAGACCGAATATTTTAAGATTCGCGGCTTCATGAATGGCAACGCTCATCTTTGGTTTGAGCGCAAAGACCTAGTCGAGAAAGTGAATAAGCTTCTCGCTGAATACTATGGCGAGGTGATAGGCGATGGACAGCAAGCCGAAGAAGACCCTTTTGCCAACATCAAGAATGTGCCCGCAAAGCGCTATGGTTTCTATCCGACTCCGGACGGCGCTTGCAGTGCATTGTTTCGCGATATCTCACTGCTTCAGCGTGCGGATCAGCCGCAACTCGCAATTCTTGAACCAAGCGCGGGAACTGGCAATTTGGCGCGGCGCTGTGTCAATACCGTTAAAGAGCTGGACAACTGGTCAGGTGGTCGCAAGGAATATCAGGACCGGTTCCGCTTCGATAATCAAGTCGACTGCGTAGAAATTCAGCCACATCTCGCCGCTGATTTGGACGCTGAAGGCATATATCGCCGGGTTTACAATCAAGATTTCTTGCAGCTCCAGCCAGCGACAACTGGTCTCTATGACAAGGTTATCATGAACCCGCCTTTTGACCGCGAACGCGACATTGACCACGTCATGCACGCAATGAAATTCCTGAAGGATGACGGCTGCCTTATCGCGATCATGTCAGCCGGTACGGAATTCAGAGAGACCAAAAAATCGAAGGCATTCCGCGAGTATATGGACAAATTGAATGCGAAATGGACCGACTTGCCCGCCGGTTCATTCTCCGAAGTTGGAACGCATGTGAATACCATATTCGTGAAGGTCTTCAAGAATGGCGGTCAACGCCGCTACTAATTCCACCCGTCAATTGTGACAAATAGAAAAGGACTATCAGACCATGACTAATTCCGCTCTCGCAGTTTCCACCCGTTCAAGTGCCGTCATCGATCGCACAGCAATGACTCGCGCCATCGATGTCGTGGCCAATGTGATTGAACGCCGTAACACCGTTCCAATCTTGAGCAATGTTCGAATCCTTGGTGATGCCGGGCGCGCTTTCATTACTGGCACGGATTTGGATATCGAGCTCACAGTCGGCATTGATGCCGCGATTGATGCTGATTTCGGTTTGACCGTTCCGGCGCATCTCCTGAAAGACCTACTGAAGAAAGCTACCAAAAGCGAATACGTGGCATTTACAGCGCCTTTGCAGGATGGTGACAGCAATTCGACCATAGTCGATTTCGAGCGCGTCAAGTACGATCTGCAAGCGCTTCCAATCGCTGACTTTCCTGATTTGGCTGGACCGGACGCCGCAACGTCGAAGCGCTTCACATTGACCGGCGCGGCCTTCTGGAATGCGCTTGACGGCGTGATGAACGCCATCAGCTCCGAAGAGACGCGCTATTATCTCAACGGTATCTATATGCACCATGTCGACGGTCAATTTCTGATGGTGGCGACTGATGGCCATCGGCTTTACTTGCAGGATTTGGGACCGGTCGACGGCACAAAGGATATGCCAGGCGTTATCTTGCCACGGCGAACCGTATCCCTCCTGCACAAGCTCCTGAAGGGCAAGGCTTGTCCGTCATCGGTCGATATCGAGCTGACCGAAACAAGAGTCCGCATTCAATTCGATGATGTCACAGTAACCAGCAAGTTCATTGATGGCAGTTTTCCGGACTATCGCCGCGTTATTCCTTCACAGAATGACAAGCGTGCCACCATTGATGCTGAAGCGTTCCTTGAAGCCGTCCGTGCCGTTCAGCTCATATCCAGCGAGAAAGGCCGCGCCGTCCGCTATGATTTCAGCGCCGGTCGATGCCGACTCGTCGTCGTCAATCCTGATCAAGGCCGCGCCGAAAGCACAATCGCAGCTGACTATTCGGACGGTGATTTAGATATTGGTTTCAATGCCGGTTACATGATCGATGCCGTCTCAACTGCTGCGACAGACGGTGGATCAATTTCCCTCCTGCTTAGTGATGCCGGTTCCCCTGCAATACTCACTGGATCACGGGAAGGCTGGAAAGCCGTCTTGATGCCAATGCGCGTCTAGGACGCTTCCACCAGCCAAGGGCGCGCGAATGCGCCCTACTCTCTCAATTGTGAGACATCGAAAGGATAAAGAAATGACACTGACAGACGAATATCGAGACAACATCCGCGCCGCGCTGGCCATCTATCGCGACAAAGGCCCTATGACGCTGGTCGAATGGTATATCTGCAAGGCTCTTGGCGTTGCCAATAGAGCGAAGAACCGCCGGGCGAAGTCCGCTTGCCTTTCCCTCATCAATCGTGCTCGTCGTCTCGCTGCAGCACAGCGCTCGCAGGTGGCAGCGTGACTGCAACCAGAGAAGATCGCCAGCCAAAGAGCTATACGCCTCTTCAGATGGAAGCCGCGCTTTGTGCATGGGAACAGATGATGGAATGGCGTTTCAACCCAGCCCAACAGGCCGAGGTTGAGAAAGAGCCGGAGAAGTTCTTAGCGCATCAGATACATATGAATGAGCAGTGGGAAGGCATCGGCTACGCTGGAATGCGCTCGGTTGCCACGCAGGCTGGGTCCATTGCACTTGCTGTGTATGACCTGATGGAATCCCAAGGCGCCGAATTCAACTGTGCATATGATTGGGAATTCATACCGGCTGTGCTCGCTCTACTGGATTGGAAGGCTCTGTGCGATGACAACCAGTATGGCGCGGCGGCCTATAAGCCGAACATTTCCGTCATCCTAAAGGACATGATGGAGACAATGGCGGACGATTTCGACGCCACCCCCAAGAAATCTGCTTGGCTAGCACAGGCCAGGTATGCGGCTCAGAAGCTGTTCGCCTATTCGGACCTCATCAGCGACCACGAAGACCGAGCCGATGCTGCGTTTGAAGCCGATGAAGACCCCGCTGAATTCGCCGAGTGGCTAGGCGACAAGTACGACCTCACCCGCGTCCACGCCTACTGAACTGGCAATCGTGCCGACAAGAAAGGACTGATGATGATTGACAACATGGACCGCGTTGGATGGGCCGCCACCGCAATTGAAGCATTCACGACAGAATGCCGGATGGATGGTGAGGACGATCAGACGAAGGCGAAAGACCTCATCACCAACCTTTGTCACTTCCTGCGACTGAGTGTCGGCATGACGGCCGAAGAAGCTGCGAGCGTCGCCACCGCTGCGATCAATATGTTCGAGCAGGAAGTCGCCGAGGACGAAGACGGGACCGACGACGAGGATTAATCAGACCACCCGGCAATTGTGCCAGAACAGAAGGAGATAGACATGAAAATCGTCAAGATTGCTGCACTTATTGGAACCGCCAGCCTTGCCGGTTGCGGCACCTATAACAGCTGGTCGCCACGCGAGGCGAGTTATGAACCAGCGGAACGCAGTTGTGCTTCGGGCTATTACAACTGCGAGCTCCGCACCAGCGGCGAAGCTGGACGACGCGGGCCGGGCAGACGATGACTCGGGCATTCATTCAGGAGGTCGACCGCATTATCGTGGTCGAAGATTGAGGATATCGCGCAGCTCGTGGCATCCTCTATCGCGCGCTCGTCGTGTTTTGCATCGCAGTCGCCATCGCACTTTACAGGAGGTCATCTTGAGCAAGGGAATAGACACAGTGCCGTGCGGACGTTGCCAAAAACTGTTCGATCATCGCCTCGTAGATGCGATCATGCGGGACGCAGATGGCAATCACTGTTCAGACGAGGCTTTTTGCCAACCATGTTTTGAATTAGTCAAGATTATCGCCGATGACCAGTGGCGCCCGCTTGGAGAGTTTTGAATAAATCGATAATCGCATAGCGCTCGACACGATTGCCAAGTGTGGCATAGAGAAAGGAACAATTATGCTCCAGCATACTGAACAGCAGCCATCACGAGGACAAAACGTGTCGAGACGATTCGAATACGAGCGCATGAAGCCAAATGATTTCCGCGACGAGCTCGCGGCGATCGACATGCCATCCAAAGCCTTCGCTCGAATCTTCGGTGTCAATTCCAACGTCGTCGATCGATGGATCAAGGGTGATCAGGACATACCAGCCTGGGTTTACGTCGCCCTGTCCCTCATCCGACTACCTGAAGGCTTCTCTACGGCACGCCAAGCAGCGGCACAGCACATCAAGAAGGACAATCTCCGTCCGGAACTAGGTGATTATCCCTACCTGTCGTCACAGGACCAAGACTTTTTGGAGGGTGACGAGGAATGAGCCTGCACATCACAGAATTCGTTCGCGGCTTTGCTGGTGCTGTCCTGCTTCGTATCGAAGATTTGGTTACCCATGGCGTACCTTTCGATCAGGCAAAGCAGCAGGCGATAAAGGAACATGCATCGCAGCTAAAGGGCGCCGGCACACACAACGCCATGGCAATCAGGATGGTTGTGGAAGGCTTGCGGTTCACTGATATGAGCGGCGAGACGATCAAAGCCCGTGAGGCATGGAGGCTGCATCAGATCGAGCAGCACCGCGGCCGGTCGGCCGGGTTCCTCGAAAAGATTTTATTCAGATTTAGCGGATACTCATTCTAAGGGTGGAATCGGAAAGATTTACTCCCCCTCTTTGGCGGCCATTTTAGACCCTTTGGGAGGGATTTTGAAGCTGGCACCACCCGGTCCCACGCTCATCTCCGGCCCTAAACTCAATATCGCCCCTAGCGCACTTAGTGGGGTGACATCTGCCTCCTGCTTGGGTGAGTTATGGAAGAGACCACTAACGGCCCCCTCGATCCATTTTTCAGGAAGGATTGCGCCTTCCTTCGTGGTCATTTCCATTGCTGTCTCAATCACCCAACTCGCCCGATTAATGTCCATACCATATCGGCGAAGCTCTCTTTGGTACACTAACTCTTCATCGTGAGAACGTCTTAGCAAGTTGATGCCGTAAATGCCCAATCCTAAGCATACAATGGTAAGTAATACGCCTCGTGCACCGAGAATCCAAACAAGGTACACTAGACTTCCAACCGGATCTATCGGACCCGCGTTACTCAATCGCTGCGCTACCTGTATGAATTCTTGGAAGGTTAGAAACGCAAACGATCCTGCCATGAGGGAAATTGCGAATATTGCTACAATAAGCAGAGAGAATTTCCACCTAGTGGAATAATTTCCCTGCGGCAACGTAAGAAACTCTTGAACCTGACTGCTAATTTCTTCTCGCTGTTTTCGTCTTGCCCGCTGGTGATCTGAAAAATCGAACTCTTTTATTCTCTCTTCGAGGGCTTCGCGATCCTTTGCAATCCGCTCCAAACTACCGCGCTCTGCAAGTTTCAGCTCGGCGTCGGCATCAGCTCTTTCCTGGTTCAGTTGAGTGCGGCTTTCAGCGTACTGAGCTTCTAAATTTGCTCTAACTTCCGCCGTCTCTGCGATCATTCGTTCATGCAAATCAGCTAAGGAAGCTATTTGCTTTTCTAATAGCCCCACGGAAGTCGAGGCAGTGCTGTTCGGGGTCGATAGCTTTGGGAAAGTTACTATCGATCTTATTATCGCATCCAAGCGGATTGCTTGGGCCGCGGACATAACAGGATTGGTATTGGTCTGAGGGGTTATCGTAATCTCATCAAAGTATGCATCGTTGGCCTTAGATTTTATGTCCAGCCTAAAAAGATTATCCTCGGGATGGATCAACGAGTTCGTAAGTAGATAAGTTGGAGAGCTTTTCTTGCGTAGAGATTCAATATCTTCTCCGGCCAAGACAATCTCACCATACTGATGAGTTCTGTGTTTCTTACCGAACTCTTCCTCAATCGCATCAAAGAGTTTAATAGTTGTGGTGTCAGGCATCTTGCCGACAATGTGTGTAATCGGCATATGCACCGCCCTCCCGAAATCCCCCCACACTTATTGTAGTCGCAGGCGATTGCAAAGCGATATATCTTCGAAAAATATGCTTGGTTAGATTTTAATTACTTTGGCAGAATGCACAGCGGGACGTAGATCGCGCTGATAGAAGAACTGCGCAGCTTCAGGCCAACGCGCGCACAGTTCCGGTTTATCGATCTCTGCCCTGCCCTTGCGGTCGACACCCATCTGGTGCGCGGCAAAGTCCAGCGTGTAACGAATGTCCTGCAGGATGCGATCTGCTATCTTTCGGTCCTGTACCAACCAAGGCATTTCATCCGCAATGATGACCGATTCAATGATGCGGAGGCACTTGGGAGGGAGATTGTTGCGCAAGTCTCGGATGATCTTCTGGCAGTCGAGCGCATGATCGGAAACATGGCGCGGACCAAACCCGCCGGACGGCGCAGCACCGAAGTCAACGGCCTTCAGGCCCCCAATAGCAGCACCATCCCATAGATCACGAAGGCGATGGCCGGTCTCGATACGCAGCTGACCTTCATTCATGGCAATGGTCATCTTGCGATCGGTGCGCGGATGTTCAATCTTGGAATTGAGGAGACGCTTCACCTCGAGCATTTCCAGAGAACCGGACGCAGCATTCCAGAATACCCTACTCCCACGGCCACCAATCTTCTTCCCCTGAAAGATCTTGCCGTCTCGCCCAGGCTCACCCGTGACAGGCACAAAGGACTGTACTGGTGCCTCCCATCCCTCGAAGCCGTACTCGGCCGCCATGCGGCCATAGAACAAAGCCCGCGCCTTCTCAAAATCCTTATCGCCAGCGCGATAGGTGTCCGATGGCAGCTTTCGCAGTAGTTTTACGATGTCATCGAGTTTCATGGATCAGGCGGCCTTGAAATAGGGATCAGGGAGAATGCCGCCATCTGCACGATTGGCTTTTAGCATATCGAGAATTTTCTGTCGTTCCGCAATCGTCATCTTGTTCCGTCCACGGAAGTCCTGATTGATCTGGCCAGATACCTGGCCCTTCGTCATTGGTGTAGCGAAGTATTTGGTCATCAAGGCTGCGATCGCATTCTCAGTATGCCCGCGGATGTAGAGCACACCGATGATGAAGCGCTGCTTCTCGGTATAGGTGCGGGAGCGGCCACGGCCTAACATGCCCTCGCCCTCCCTTTGATGACGACTACTGTCTTTCCTGTGCCCGGCTTGTGCATAGTTTGCGCGGCCTTCAGATCCTCGCGCTTGGATTTAAGCCACTCCTCTACTCCAAGGGATTCGGCGACCTTCTTTTCATTCAGCGGCATGGTGCCGGTGAGGGCCGGGAAGAGGATAGCCAGCGCCCGCTCGCGTGCTGCGTTTCGAGCGGCAGTTTCGGTCGGGAATATCCGCTTCTGTCCCTTCTCCTTCAGGTAGCGCCAGACGGCAGCACCTGGCAGACGATAAATGCCATAGATAACACCCTTAAAAACGAAGGCTTTCCATTCGGGCTGAAGGAAATCTGTCACGATTTGTTTCTCTTCTGGTCGAGTGCGCTGCGCCCCGGTATTGGATCTCCGAAGGCGCGTTGGGTTATGTTGCGGGTGTCTCGCGGGACCATCGACATCAAGCGCTCCGCCTGCGTCCGCACGAGTGTATGATTACGAGCCGTCGAAAGCCGTGCAGCGATTTTCCCGGCCGCGCCCTCCTTCACTCTCTGATTGTCCAACTTGGTCATGTCAGACCAGCATCATTGGATTTGCGGCGAGTTCAGCCACGACTTCCAACTCGGCACCGCCGCCGAGTTCATAGAATGTGGTGGTTGCTCCATCCCAGCCGGTATCGACATCGCGCGGCCATCTGGATTCGCGGGAAAGAGCCAGGACGATCTTCGCCTTGTTCTCATTGGCCTTTGCCAAATCCTCCCAGAAAGCTCGTAGGTGAGAATCCTCGGCGGGTTCATGCTCCATGAGGAAGACATAGGGCCGAAACGGTATGATGACGTGGTCGGCGTCCCGTTCCATGGCGCCGATGAGATCCACGTATTTTGGGCGGCGGGCGAGAATGGCATTCAGGAATTTCTCGTTTACGGGACCGCGCGTTGTATCGTTGAAGACATTCTTCTTCAGCTGGGCGCAGCCGATCACAGGACAATCGAGCTCCCGGGCAAGCATCTTTAGCTTCATGGTAACGATCTGGCCAAACTCCCAATCAGAAAGGTTTCGTTCCGCATGCGACCGCTCGACAAGGCCGATGTGATCAATGACGAATAAGCCCTTGCCCTTCTTCTTCACGAACTGCCGGCAGCGCTCGATGATCATGTCGATCGTGAGGCGCTTCTGCTGAATGAAGATCGGCTTGTCTCGATTGGCGTTCCGGAATTCAACAAGGCGTTCGAAATCCGGTTCCTGTACTTTGCCGCGTTTCTGGCGATTTACCGAAACTTTTGTCTCGCGGCTGCTTTCACGCATAGCGAGCTCTACTGCTGTCATCTCACCGGAATAGAACCAGACCGGGACACCTTCAGATGCAGCACCCATGGCAAGCTGGCCGGCAAGCGCCGATTTACCCTGCTTCGTTGCACCGCCGAGGATGATGAGCTGGCCACCGCACAGCGGTCCAATCAGACGTTCAAGAGGTGGGAAGCGGTAGTTCACGCCGACCGGCTTCTTGCCGCTGTAAGCGGTATTGGTATTTTCCAGCGCCTCGTCGAGAGCATCACCGAATGCAGTGGCGCCGTAAATGCCGTCGTCATCCGATATCGCAGACGAGATGTTGCTGATCGTCGCCTCTCCCAGATCTTTGGGATCAACGTCAACGGCCATGTTTCTGGCATCCCGGATCAGGTTTTCGCCGATCACGAGCAGCTGCCGACGTTTTGCGAGATCGTAAATTAGCTTGGCATTTGTCGGCATCATCATCGGCGATGCAGCGCTTACCGCGAGCCTGGCTAAGTATGTCGCCAGTGTGATCTCACCAATCTTCTCATGTTCGGGCAAGAAGGACTTAATCGTGAGCGGATTGGCTACCTTCCCAGCTCTGATCATGTCCTGGGCCACATCGTAGATCTTGCGATGGACAGGTTCGAAAAAATGCGACTCCTCCAGAAAATTTGAAACAAGCGACATAGTGTCGTTGTTCATGAGGATCGTGCCGAGTAGTTCTTGCTCAACCTCGATATTGACGATCGCCTCTGGAATTGGATCGTCCGTCCGCCGGGATCTCTGTTCTTCTTCAAATCGTGAATTCATTTTGCTGGTCCTCCGAAGTTCAAGCGGGCCTGCCCTTTTTTGGCAGCCGTCTTTGCTTTCTTGTCTGCTTTTTTCTGGATGAGAGTTGAGCCGCCGCCGTTGACGACGAATAGGAGAATTCCGAATGCATCGGCCTCGTTGTCGTTCGAGGGACTGAGGCCACGCTTGCGGCAGTTCTGAAGCGACTGCTCTTTGGCCCATTTCTGACGGGCTACACTCTTCTCTCTGCGGATCTTGTCAGTGTCTCTTCTGTCGGTACGGAGTTCCGAGGGAACTGGCCCGATGCCGGTCTTGGCGTTTTTCCAAGACATCGGTGGAACGAAGAGCGGTTCGTCGAGACCTTTTGTCTCGCAGTAGAAGCGGGCAAGCGTTTTCCAGCCATCGGCGAGATCCTGCGACTCTTCGGTGCCGATCGAGCCAAACGATTGACCCTCGATCGCGATCTGAAGTGGCTGGTCTTCGATTCCGTGATCTTTGCGAAGCTGGGTAATGCTCTTCCAGAACCGAACGAAATAAAGCCCCTGCCGGACCCTCGCCTTGTTCTTGATTTCCAGCGGTGTTTTCAGCTTCCATGTTCCGAGAACGGGCACATTAGTTCCCGCTTTCAGCAGTGCCCATCCACAATTCAAAGAAGGATCTATTGCGAGGAAGTGCATTATTGTGCCCTTTCGAACTGTGTGCAGTCGCCTCGACGCTCATCACGGGCAATCGTGAGAACGCGAAGAACCCATGGTTCTGAACGACCGAGTGTTTCAGCGATTTGGAGGGTGTCTTGGCCGCGGGCGAACAGGTTGTTCGTCATCCGCTTGTGCCGCTCGTATTTGCTTTCGTATTTCTCGGAGGCAATGAGACAGGTGGTCATGCGACTTCTCCGAATTTTCCAGCCTCATCGCCCCAGACACTCCAGCCAGGACGATTGGTGCGACTGAAGAGTTCGACGCGACGAGCCTTCGGCATCAATCTCTCGGCTTCGAAATATGCCTCATCTGGCTTGCGAGAGTGCTCCCGCGCTTTGCCGTGAATGACGGATCGTGTCGACCTGGTGAGTTTCGGTTCGCCGCGCTTTGCAATAATGAAGGGCTCATGAGCACCGCGCAGCCCGTAGCCCGTGCCGAATGCCACTTTGCCGTGGGTGGTCATCTTCACCCAAACGCCCTCAGTACAATACTCAAACCCCCACGCTTTGACGGTCGTTAGTTGCTGCGGCAACATCGGAGCGGTACACCAAAGCCAAAGCACGCAATTTGGACCGGCGAGATCCATGACAGGCATTGCGTTGATATCTACCAAGGCCATCGTGTTGTAATGGGCTTGGGCGCTCTTCCCCTCGCCCTTTTCTGACCTGAGCTCAAAGCGCCAAGGAGGGTCGGCCATGATAAAATCAAACCCTTGCGGGCTGAGGTCGCCAAAAGGCCAGTTAAAGAGTGGTCCGAAATTCATCGAATGTATCCTGGGGGAAAGAATGGCGGTGATGAGCTCACCGCCGGAAGCTACGCAGGTACGCTGTACTCGCAGAATGGCTTATTCAGCCGCGACGGACTGATCTTCGTCATCTTCATCAGCATCGGAATCGTCGGGGTCATCGCCCTTGACGAGCTCATTTTCGGTATCTTCGAGAGCAAGCACGAGGACGCGCTCTTCAGTGCCGCCATGGAAACCAGTCATCCACGATTGGCCCTGCTCGCTATCGAGCGCATAAGGGTTTTCGCTTGTGCCATTGCCCATGATTCCGTGGTAACGGCCCTGCTCCCGGGCTTTGTCCACGCCGGGTGTGCGAGGTGTTTCGAGACGGAAAAGATCAGCCTGGGCCTTCGTGACCGGAGTTCCTAGAATGTAGAGATATTCGAGACGGGCTTTGAGTTCGGCAACAGCTTCATCCAGCTTGCCGGACTTCTGAATGCGAATTGCCCATCCAGCCGCCTTGAGGTTGATACCCTTACCTTCGACATGCTTGATGACTGACTGGTGATCATTCTTCGCAGCCTGCAGGGATTCATCGGCGCGTCTCAATTTGCTGAGATTGAGCGCGGTCACCGCATCTTCCGGCGGACCGTTCCGAAGCGCCACAACGTTATCTTTCTTATTCATTGAATTTCTCCGATCTTTAAGGTTTGCGTTGTCCGGCGCCGTGCGAATGACGATGTCGGTGTTTCATCTGCTCAATTTTGAGCAGCACGAATTCCCACGCTCGGTTGAGCGTGCTCCGGATTAATCTCATTGGAGTCCCTTAGTTCGACGCGCTTGGCTTTACTGTTGGCCGCGGCCTCGTCGTTGAGCCGGCACATTTCGTTGTATGCCAGCATGAGTTTGATGACGGTTTCGCCGCCCACATCTTTCATGTCTGCCCAACGCTGCCAGATCCGTTTGGCCATCGATAACTCGACGCCAGCGTTTTTGGCTGCCCGATCCCGGGCGGCAGTCCATGTGTCATATCTGCCGCGGTATGCGGCTTCAGACAGTTTCTCCAGCCAGAACAAAGTGCGTTGTGGCGTCGGCATGCCCTCAGTGTCGGTTAATGCACGCATGCGTTCACCGGCACGTCTTGTGTCGAATTCGACACGTATGATGTCACCCATAACTTCTCCTTTTCTATAGCGTTGGCTACATCGAAGTGAGCGGTTGAAGGGAGACACACAGATGCACAAGCTTGACCGTCGCGAAACTGAGCAGCAAGTGCGGGTAGATTCGGTGGAACGAAATCGAGGATTGCCGGGATCATTCGGCGGCCTCATTTGTTGTGTTGAAGAACGAAGCTGGGGGAACCAGGCCATCGGTAGCAACACAGATTTTATCCATGATCCTCTTGCTGAGATTTTCACCTCGCATGTAGCGATGGACTTGCATCCGACTGCGGTCAATCTTGGCCGCAAAATCGGTTACAGTGGTGTGGTCGCGAATGTACTGTTCAAGGGTCATGTAGCAATATCTGCTACATTATTTGTTACACGTCAAGCACTATGTAACATTTTCTGGCATAGAAGGAATCAATCAGATGCAGGATAAATGTGTCATGGTAGCAAAAAATTGGCTTGATCCTTTTATTAAGGCATCAAAGGTAGAGTCCCAAGAAAAGCTTGCGGATCTCATAGGCGTCTCTCGCGCTACAATTAACCGGCTCGCAAACGATCATTCGAAATTGAAAAAGGACCGGGCAGAGCAATTGTCGGGCCCGCTCGGCGTGACGGTTGACGAACTGATGCTAAACACACCACCGTCGAAAAAGGTCAAGGACAACAGGGCTAAGCTAGTTGCCAGCTATGACCCCGACAATGCCGACACCATCGAGGCCGATGTCTCCATGTCTATTGGATCGGAGACGGGTTTGAATGGTGCGCCTGAAGGCAGCTCCGCTCAAATCGACGTAACCGGCGGAATGGGTGGTGGTGGACTTTCAATCATAAACGAAGGTGTTCCCGGCAAGCACGGAATGACTTTTGCAGCAGACCAGGTAAAAGACTACTGGCGGCTGCCTCCTTCTATCCTGGTTGCGCTCGGACTTTCTGCGAATGATGTTTCAATCGTTTCAGTTCAGGGGGATTCGATGCAACCGACTCTTGACGAAGGCGATTGCGTATTCATCGACACCCGCCATCGGTGGCCATCGCCGGATGGTCTGTATGCCATCTTGGACGAGGTCGGAGGACTGGTAATAAAGCGGCTTGAAATTTCCAGCCATCACAGCGCCGAGCGGCAGACAATCAGCGTTATTTCAGACAATCCGCGTCATAAGACGAAGGAGTGGCTCGCTGACGAGCTACGCATCGTCGGCCGCGTACTGCGCCGGTTCGGCATCGTGAAGTAAGGGACGCAATGATCTATTTGATAGTCGCCCTGATCCTCGCCGTTTTGCTCTTCGGGTCGTCCGCGGTCATCGGTGTGATCGGACTGATTCTTGGCGTGGTGGCCACGGTCATTGCAATAGTTCTTGTGGTCGCTCTCTATGGAGTCACAGCCAATTCACTTCTCGGCGCCGGCATACTCTGCGTCGTCGCGATAGGTGTTATCGCGACCGTCTACCAAAGTTCGGAAAAGAAAAAGCGCGCAGAACTTGGACCGGATGCATTGAGGATGCTGAAGGATGCTGAGCGTAAAGCCGCCGACAACCTCAAAAGCCGTGCTTAGGGCGCAATATGGATTTTCACCAATTCCTCATAACTGAAAGTCACACCGATCGCTTTCAGCGCGTCCACGAGCTGCGGCCAGTATTTGACAGGAAGTGTGTTCTTCCTACGCATTTCGGAAGCAGTGCTTTGCTTGACACCGATCACGCGCCCAAAGGCGCTCGTGCCACCAAGTTTTTCAGCGATGTCCGATATAGTCTCGATCGTTTCCATGCTTCGGTGAGTAACAGTAATTCTGTCGGATTTCAACATGGATAATGTTAGTGCAAAAGCGATTGGTGACCGTCTCAAGCAGGCCAGGTCAAAGAAGTTCTCATCGGCTGCTAAGGCTGCTGCAGCGCTTGGTGTGAACTCCAGTACATATAGAGCCCATGAGAACGGCCAGATACCCGTCAATATTCAGACGGCGGTCCTCTATGGCGACTTCTTCGGTTGTGCTCCTGAATGGCTTATGACTGGTGCCGATCGGGTTGAGACGCGCGGCCGGCCACGAAAAGCAAGGCCGGATTACGCTCAGGTGTTGACTGATCTCGCAAAGGACCTCGACAGCAAGACGCCAGAAGAGACAAAGGTGATCCTGCTCGAGACCGCGCGACACATCCGCGAAACAAATCAGTCGATGGCGAAATTGAAGCGCCTGTTCGCCCAGGTGATGGATGATGTTTGAGAAGACTTATCGATCACTTCTACCAGCCCTGTGTTTAATCGCTTCAATCTTGCCTGCCCGTGCGCAGGATGCAGACCATATCATCATTGCTACGCACATTGACGCCGCTCTACGCGCGATCGAGCGTGGTGGATCTTGGGCCGCTGGATGGGGATGCACGCTGGCATGGATGCCCGGTACTTCAGCCAAAGATTTGGAGGTAGCGCTTGAGAGTGTAAGAGCCAGCATTTGGGCAAACGAGGTCGCCACGCGATGTACCGGAGGACCGTGCCCCTCGCCTGAACGAGATTTAATCCAGCAGGGTTTAGACGCAGAGTTCAATCAATGTGTGTCGACGGAACAACTCAATGAGAACCTCAAACGTCGGCGCTCTCAGTGATCGATGTCCCACGGTACGGTGACTGACTCATAGTCTCTCTATTATGATGGTCCTTCACACACCGAAGGGCATCCATTCCTGCAGCTATCCCGTAGCCACCAAGCATCCATAGAACCGATATACCCAAAGCTAATTTTGATTTCGCAGATCCTACTGCGCTTCACACCGGCATACCGAATGAGCTGGTCAGGCTTCGGCTTGTCCGATACGTGCATTTCCCGTGACTTTGGGAAATGGTGATAAGGCTGCTTTGGTTATCTCCTTCGCTGCAAACGAATTTCTGAAGCGGGCCATCAACCCCGTCTGGTTCTGTCCAGTCAGCCTGAGACTGGAATCGCTAGGAGTTCATGCGCCAGATGATTGGTGCTGCGGGTCAGCTCCGAAAAAGACCGCCGCCTCCACGCTCTGACCACCCTATCTTGGCGGGAACCTCCGAGCGGACCCAAGATATTGCGGTTTTTGCGTCGGGTAACAGCTTTTTATGGTTGTGATTTGTCGCATAAATTGCTACAAATGACTTCGAAAAGCCTGTTACTTTTGTTACCCGCCCCCGTTGGATCATCCCTCGGGGGCTTCTTTTTGCTACAATTTGAGTTTCTTGTCAAAACTTTTGCTCAATAAATGTTACATCGGTGTTGACAGTGTAGCATTCTCTGTTACATTTATCCCAACACAAGGGATAAACCGATGGCGCATAAACGAGTATCCAGAGAAGAGCGTGTTCGGCGCGGCCTCTCTCTCTCCTTCCCAGATTGTTTCTGCGGTAAAGGACAACCGAAAAAACCGCTCGCAATTGGCATCTACAAAGAGATCCGGAACCAACTACCGGAGATCAAAGCCCGCGAGCTTTTCCAGGCACTAAGCGATTACACGGGCGGTCCGCTCTATCTGAAGTCACTCGTTGCCGGCGCAAAGCGCTTCAATCTCGACGGAGGTCCTGCAGGTTTTGTTTCAGAAGCCCAGGCCGCAACGGCAATCGAACACCTCAAAATCCACAACAAGAAAAACCGGAAAGCTTCGCAGCGCCCAGCTCGCGAACAGAACGAGCAGGTATTGGCATGACCAAATTCAGAAAAGGTGACGTTGTCTCGATCGAGGTAACTGTCGCGTCCGACTACATCCACAATGACACGACCAAGGTGATGGCTGGCGGCTACAATGATTTTTTCATTGAGTGCGCAGGCATGACAATGGTTCGACCTGTCCTGAAAAACGGCGACATGGTTTGGAACCGCCAGCTCCAGCATTTTGGGACGATCCTGTCTATCCATGGCGAGCTGCTATGGGTCGAAGCGGACAGTGGTACCTTCCCTACCTGGCTCATCGGCGATGTCGATCGTGTCGACAACTCTGCACCTTCGGATGTCATCCCTGGAACCGCTGCGACGAGCATCATTGTCGATGAAACAATGCAGCCACCTTCGTTCCCGGGTGCTCCGAATGAGTGAAGACGCTGACACCGCGGACGAGCTCAAAGCTCAACTCGAAGATGCCATGGCGCGGAGATACTGCGCTGACATGATCGAGGAACCCTTTCGGCGTTGCAGAGAACTCGACAGATGGGACCGGCAGGTCGCCTTCCTCAGAGGAAAAGTCGCCGAATTGGAGCAGGCCCATGAATAGGCCGCTCTACCGCCCATCCCAAGACGAACTTCTCAAAGCAATCGAAATTCTCCTCGCATCCGACATTCCCACTGAAGCGCGTCGCTTCATCCGCCAGATGGAACAGGAGATGTCCAAGAAGCGAGGTGAAAGTGGATCGCATCACTGAAATCGCGTTCGCCATATACGCGGAATTCTCCCGAGAAAGAGATCCAGCCCGCGCCCGGCGCCGCTTCGACAAACTACCAGAACACGTCCTCAATCAATTCAAACGCGAAGCCAAGGCCGCCGATCGTGTGTCCGAAGCATTTCGTATCGGAGACTACACATGACCGACACTTTTGAGCCGCTTGGTAACCTGGCATCAAAAATCGTGGATCGCTGGGATTGGTGGCGGCGAGCGCTTACTGATCTCTCAAAGGTCGGTAGCAAGGAATTGCCGGTCCATGAATCCCACCCACAACAGGGTTACTACAGGTCGAAAGCCTATAAGGATGGCCCTCTCCTTCCCGTTGCAATCTGGTTCACCGAAGAAGGTGATCTGGTTGCGTATCGGAACGGCAAAGAAATCGATCCCCACGATATCTGGACCTATTGTTGCCGCGCGCCGGTAACGGTCGAAGAGTATGACGCCGTTATGGCCGGCGGGAACTGGAGCGATGAACCGCCGATAGCCAAGATCGGTGATAACAGTGGATCGGATGATCCCTTCGAAGCGCTGAATATTGAATTCGAAGGCGAAAAAGAGACCGCTGAAGAGTTTCTGAAAAAGCCGGTCAAGACCCAGACCGATGCTGACAAGGTCGGGATCTGGGCAAAGCGCCTTTCATCCATCAAATCTCGCGCCGAAGATCTGCATCGTGTTGAGAAGCAACCAAACCTTCTTGAAGGCCGCCGCATCGACGACAAGTGGCGTGGACTGAAAACCGATCCAGACGCCCTTGCAAAAAAGCTGAAACAACACACCCAACCGTTTCTCACAGCGAAGAAACGAGAGGAAGAAGACCGGGCGCGCAAAGAGGCAGAGAAAGCAGCCGAGCTTCGCCGCAAAGCCGCTGAGGATGCCAAGAAGGCCGAGGACGAGGCGCGCGAGCAGCTAGAAAAAACCGGAGAAGTCGACCTCGAAAAGGCAGCCGCCGCGGAAGCCCAGAAGCTGGAAACCATCAGACAGGCACAACAAGCCGAAGCATCTGCCAAAGTCAAAAACGCTTCGGCGGGCCGCACCGGTTCGAAGATTTCAGTTCGCACCGAAATGCGGGCACGCATCGTTGATTACGACAAAGCTCACATGGCTCTCAAAGGCCACAAGGAAATGAAGGAGCTGGTCGCGACATTGGCGCAACGTGCCGTGAAGGCTGGCGTTGATGTCGACGGTGTCGAAGCCGAACCCTTCGAGACGGTGGTGTGAGATGACCGCTCGTACCATCGCCGCTGTCCGCTTCGCCGGATCAGATCGCGCCTACGACTTCATTGCGCCTTTCGAGGTCAAGGTCGGTCAACTCGTAATCGTCAACACCAACAGAGGTGAAGCCACCGTCGAAGTTGTCGAGATCAAGGCTCATTCCGATCGCGCGACGGCTGAGATCAAACGGATCGCGGAGGTGGAGTTCTGATGCTCACGCGCCTCGCCACCCGCATCACCATCATTCTTGTCGCCCCTCCCGTAGTGGTCTGGACGTTTTTCGCCGAGCTCACATGGGAACTCGGTTGGTCTGTTCTCCTAGCATGGGAAGCCACCGCTGATGAGATCGAAGCCGTCCGCCAGGCCTGGAAAGCCATCAATGAAGATATGGAGATCTGAACCATGAATGCCGTAACAAACATTCAGCCGTCGCGCATGCCCATCCCGGCGGCCGTCGCCAAAGAGTTTGAAATTCAACCCGCCGATTGGCGCGTTCTCGTGGAGCAGATCTTTCCTACTGCTAAATCTATTGAGGCCGTGATGATGGCACTTGCGTATTGTCGCAAGCGTAATCTCGATATCTTCAAGAAGCCCGTCCACATCGTTCCTATGTGGTCCAGCGCTAAGAAGGCGATGGTCGAGACTGTCTGGCCTGGCATTGCTGAGATCCGCACTACGGCTACGAGAACAAAGCAATATGCTGGTATCGACGCTGTTGAATTTGGCCCGATGGTTGATCGCACCTTTACAGGTCAAACCGGTGGTCAGAAAAGCGAGACCATCTCAAAGAAGGTTCGTTATCCGGAGTGGGCCAGTGTTGTCGTCTATCGGATTGTTGCTGGCCAGCGATGTGCCTACCACGCGAAGGTCTTCTGGGAGGAAACCTATGCGACAATGGGCAAATCCGATGTTCCCAACGATATGTGGGCGAAACGATCACGCGGACAACTGGATAAATGTGTCGAAGCCGCGGCACTGCGTAAAGCCTTCCCAGAAGAACTTGGGAATGTATATGCCGCCGAGGAAATGGAAGGTCGTTCTCTCGTGGATAGCGGAGACACGATCGAGCACGTTGTCACGGCGAAAGCGGCCCCGACACCCCCGAGGCCACCAGCGCTTTCGAAGCCAAGCATTGATCCAGAGCAGAATAACCACGTCGAAGACCATGCTCAGGAGGACGAGGTAGAAGATCAAGCGTCAGGCACGACTATCGATCATGAGACGGGAGAAGTAACCGACCAAGACGACGGCGAAAAATCCATAGCCGATATGGATAACACCGAGTTCTTTCAGGCATTGGAAGCGCGCCTCGGTAAGGCGGAAGATCCGGCATCGGTCGAGGAAATCTGGACTGAGTTTGATGCCCTGTCCCGGTTTGAGGGCGATGAGGACAGCCAAGGCATTGCCACTGCCATCAAACGCCTCCGTCTGAAGACCATCGGAGTATAGTCCATTGGCTAAGTCTGACAAACCTCATCTCAGGATGCGCGTTGAGCAAGGCGGGTTGCGGCCCGCCACCGCCTACGATCAGGAAGTTATCAACTCCTATCGGATCGGTTCAATCGTGTCCTGCAGATTTGTTCCAGAGGGACAAACATGGCGGCATCGCAAGTTTTTCGCGATCGTTCGACAGGTCATCAAGAGCTGTCCGACGCCATGGAAGACCATCGATCAGGCCGTTGAAGCCATCAAACTTGCGCTGGGGTATGTGAACCTCGGCAAAACCATTTCGGGTAATTTCATGCAGTACCCGCGCAGCATCACGGAGATGGACGAGCCCGAGTTCAAGGAATTCTACGATCAGGCTCTAGTTCTACTCGAAAAGATCACGGGTGTTGATCCTCTCACACTGCAAGTCGAGTCGGCGGATGTCGGCACAGATGAAGTTAATGAATCGCCGGATGGTGACGCCATCACGTCCGGTGACAAGGGCGGCGCCGTGGACCTCCATCCTCCCAGCGGTGCCGCCCTTTCTCAATCAGACACCAACGACAATCGGCAGCTGACCGACGCTGATTGGATTTGGGTCCGACAGGCAGCGAAGCAGCTATGGGCCGCCAGTATGCCGGATGGAGATCCGACTGTCGTCAAGATGACCGCGAAGAGCGTCGGCACCACCATGCCCGCGGACGCGCCGAAGCTGGCCAAGGAAAAGGCCAGGACAATCACCGGGCTCTGTTTCGATGTCTGTGAAAACAAGACGACGGTCGAGCTCGCAAGAAAGCAGATCGCCGGAATAGCCGGCACGGAAGAAACCGAACTTGGAGGAATTCAGTGAGCCATGTGATCCATAAATATCAGATGCCTATTCAGGAGCATTTCACAATGCCCCTCCCCAAAGGCGCCGACATAATCCGCATGGCAGCCGAGGGCGGCATGTTCTGGCTCTGGGCGGTTGTGCGGACTGATGTTCCCGATGAGGAACGGAAATTCCACGCGTTCAAGACCGGCGGGCCAATTCCTGATTATCCCAAAATCCGATACGTCGGCTGCTGCTCCATCTTCGTGCAAATGGAACTCATGCTCTATATTTTTGAGGACATCGGCCATGAATGACATCTATGGCGCTCCCCCGATTGATCTCGGCTTGTTCGACATCGCGCCAAAGGAAATGATGTTTTGGCTGTATTGCCCGGTAAAGCTGCCTGGGCATGCACATCTAACGTTTCCTCCTAACCTTGAGCAGTTCAGAAATCTGGTAGCCAAAGTCTCGATCGACATCCTGGATCGCGAGGGCATCGATCATTTCATCGACAGCTATTTCTATCTGACTGCCAAGACGCTGTTCGTCACCGCCGACAATCCCGGCAATCGTCCCGGCTGGCATTCCGATGGCTTCATGACCGACGATCTGAATTATGTCTGGTCGGATTGCAACGGTACGCTGTTCTGGGAACCACAGGAACGTGGCAGCTTCATACAGGATGAATGGCATTCCCTCTCCGAGATGGCCGCCGCTGCATTTGATGGGCCGGTCAAATCCTATCCTGACAAGCACCTCTTGAGACTTGACCAATCCGTCATTCACCGCGTTGCCGATGTAACCGAGCCAAGGGTACGGACATTCGTCAAGGTCTCCGTCTCTCGGGATAAATACAACCTCGTCGGCAACTCTGTGAATCACCAGCTTGCACCGGACTGGACCTACTTCGACCGGTCCGAAGATCGCAATGTTCCAACCGCCACAAGCAAAGAACCGGAGGTGATCTTCTGATGGCCTACGCCAAAGACACCTCCGTATCGGTCAGCAAGTCGGAAGCCGAGATTAAGGCCGTGATCCGCAAGCATGGCGCGAAAAGCTTCGCGTCGTTCGAAACTGATCTCGCGGCCATGATCGCCTTTGAGATGAGCGGCCGGCGCGTCGTCTTCAAGTTGCCCTTGCCCGATCGCAGTTCGCGGGAGTTTACCGAGACACCATCTGGACGGTGGTCGCGGACTGACAAGCAGGCTGCAGATGCATGGGAACAGGCTTGCCGATCACGCTGGCGGGCATTGCTTCTGTCGATCAAAGCAAAGCTCGAAAGTGTCGAGGCCGGGATAGAGACCTTCGAAGATGCCTTCCTCGCGCATATTCAGATGCCAGATGGGATGTCAGTTTCAGAGCATGTCCGTCCGCGTATCGCAACTGCTTATAAGACAAATTCGATGCAGCCCCTGTTGCCTGGTCCGCGGGGTGATCAGTAATGGCTCGCATCGTGCGACCGGACACAGCGTTCAGCTTGGACCGTTCCAGCAAGGATACGGCGAGGATGTTCGACGACAAGCACCTCGCCTTCGTCAGGACGCTACCAAGCGTGATCAGCGGTCAATTCGGTGTTGAAGCATGCCACATCCGTTTCGGCGACGGCCGGTACAATAAGCCGACCACCGGAAAGGCACAGAAGCCAAGCGACTGCTGGGTACTTCCGCTCACGCCAGAAGAGCATAGAGACCAGCACTCCCGCAACGAAGTGCAGTGGTGGAAGAGCCATGGCATCGATCCCTGCAGGCTTGCCAATGAGATCTATCAACTCAGCGGTGACTATGAGGAAGCCGTGCGGGCGATTGTCAAGGCGAGGATGGCGCTCTAATGGCACGCGTTTATACGGAAGCCGACGAGTTCAGTATCGAGCAATTGGAAGAAGTGCTCGATTTCCTGGCGCACGCGATCGACAAAAGTAAAGATGGCGGCGAAGGCTTCTTCCCGATTTGGAACCGCATTGAGCACGAGATCAAGCTGCGTGAAGAGAAGAGAGATATCCGTAGCGCAGTACGGGAACGAATTAGACGATCTGCGGATCAAACGGCAGCTTAATCTTTAACAGTTCATCGCGCTTCCATTTCAGTGAACCCCCAGAGCCATATTTAGGCCTATCGACGGTGTGTCCCATCAGTATCCGGCGCAACTCATCCTCTAAGCCAGCATCCTTCATCCGATCTTCGAACGAATGTCGCAGTGAATAGATTTTGTGCTTGTCGGTCGGGAACAGCTTGTTTTCATTGAAATAAGCCATAAGGGCCGCGGACATCGAATCCTCTTTGTCCTTGTAGCGCGGGAAACCCTTCGGGTGTTTCTTAAAGACCTCCAGTGCCATACCTATAAGCGGAACAGTTCTAACGGAGGAGTCTGTCTTGATCTCCCGTGGATCATCCGGATCACTCCTTGGCTCAATCTTCAAATGCGGAATTTCGTGTTCCAGGACGATCATATCCTCCGTGAGGTTGCATAACTCGGACGGCCTGGCGCCAGTCTCTATCAATGCCAGGAGGACACCGCGGGCCTCGTCGTTCATGCCTGCAAGCGCGCCTACTGCGAGGATCTTGGTCTTGATCCAATCCAACGAGAATGGCGGCCGGCTCCGCTTCTTCTTTTCGGAAAATGACAATCCATCGAATGGATTCTGGCGATCCGGCTCGCCCATGTGAGCGAAGTATTCCTTGAAGAGTATACGCATGTTGCCGATATCGCGATTTCCGCTAGACGCCGAATGTGTCGGCTTGCCGTTCTTCGGAGCGATACGATCCAACCAATGCTTATGGATCTTCTGGGCATCCTCGCGCATGATATCGCCGATAGCTTTGTCGCCGACAATCTCAACGAAATTATTCACTGCCCGCTGCTTGACCTTTTTCCAGGACCGCTTCTGGTTCGCGCTTTTGTTGACCAGCTCGCCGGGTACAATGTCCTCGAGATAAACCTTGAAGGCTTTCGTTACCTTCACAGACGGCTTTTTGGTTGTCCCGAAAAGTGATTCCGTAGCGGGCTGAAAGCTTTGTTCTGCGGCAGAAGAGTACCTGCTCATTATCTCGTGGAGTGGAGACTTTGCCAGTTCGGTGCTCGCACGATACGCGAAGCCAAGAGCTTCAGCACGCTTCACCGCGGACTCGTAGTGTTTTACCGCAGCATCCTTTTCGTTGCCGTAAAGGAGTGCGGCCCAATATTCATCGTCGGCTTGCTCATAGGAGTCGCGTTTCAATCTTGCGAGTGCAAGGTCGTCTGTCTTGAGTGAAATTCGGACAAGTGGCGATCGCTCATCGAGCTCCATAACGTTCAAAGGGACTCGCCGCATATATTGGTAAATACCCTTGCGATCGATCAGATATCGATCTGGGTTTTTCAGACGCCGTGGTCCCAT